CCCCCGGCTGCATCGCCGCACCCTATATTTTAGCCCCGGGGGCCCTTTTGGCAGGAAGCTTCCGGTTTTTACTCCCGTTTGAACCACACGAAAGGCTCGGTCATGACGACCCTGTACATGGTTCTCTACCTCCTCGCTGCCGTATGCTTCATTCTTGCGGCACTCGGCGTGCCCGTTCAGAAGGTCAACGTGCTGGCTCTCGGATTGTTCTTCTGGGTTCTGGTTCCGTTGATCATGTCGTTGAAGGCTCTTTAGAACCTCGCATAACTCATCCAAAACTACTACAGAAGGGAGTTGATTCTATGGCTACTCGTCGAACAAATACTCCTGAAGAGAAGACAACTAGGCGCAGACCAGCTACAACTCCTGAGGCTCGAGAGAACCAGCTCATTGCTCAAGCCGTTGACCTCGCTGAGAAGCAGATTAACAACGGAACCGCGTCAGCTCAAGTCATCAGTCACTTTCTGAAGCTTGGATCTTCACGCGAGAAGCTAGAGCAAGAGCGTCTGATGAAAGAGAACAGTCTCTTGGACGCCAAGCGTGAACAACTTGCCTCGGCGGCTCGTGTTGAGGAGTTGTACAAGACAGCGCTCGACGCGATGCGTTCCTACGCTGGTCAAGAGCCTCTGGACCGTGACGACTACGATGATTAGGCGCTATTCCGACCTGAGACGTCTTGATGATTTCGAGGAGCGTTATCGCTACCTTGCACTTCGAGGCGGTGTCGGTGTTGCTACCTTCGGGTACGACCGCTACATCAATCAACAGTTCTATACGTCTCGTCAGTGGCGTCAACTTCGACAGCATGTTATTGCTCGAGACCTTGGCTGCGATTTGGGCATAGATGGCTACGAGATCCACAGTGGTCTTATCGTTCATCACATGAATCCAATGTCTGCTGACGACATTACGCATGGAGACTCAAGCATCCTTGATCCTGAGTTTCTCATTTCGACCACCCACCAAACCCACAATGCGATTCACTATGGAGACGAGAAACTGCTCCCAAAGATTCATGTGGCGCGTACTCGTGGTGACACAAAACTGTGGTAACCGAAAGTTGATTTTCAATGCCCCTGACTATTGAATTGAAAAGCGAGATAGCAAGACTCAACGCTACGAACTCAACGCTCCATATTGAGATTGCCCGGTTGGAGCATGCACTAGCTTCAGCGGATGTTCTTCGTGCAATGCTGGAACCACCGAAAATTGTGGTGTTTGACGAAGAACACGATCTCACTCCAAAAGAGACTGAGGTGTTGCTTCTAATCATGGCTGGTGCGTCAACAGCAGAGATGGCGCAGACCATGTATTCGTGTGAAAGCACCGTCAAATCACACATTAGTTGTATCTATGAAAAACTAGGTGTGCACAACAGGGGTGGGGCCGCAATGGCCGGTGCACATTTAGGTTTAGACGAAACCGCGGCATAACTTCTCGTCCGGAAAGGACAACAACATGACTGACCAGCCAGAGGTTCCGGTAGAGAACCATGATGACGAGGACGTAGCAGCACTTCTCGAAAGAGACACTGCCGATGGTCCTGGAACGGACGACGAGAACACTCTTCCCGAGAGCGACTTCGTCTCCTTCGCCGAGCCCGACGTTGAGATGGAGGACTCATGACAACGATTGCCTACGACAAACCGGTTTCCGACTTTGTCGCTCGTCTCAGTGCAACAGGACACGTCTCGCACAGGGCATACCGGAAGACATCAGTCACGCTTCATCACAACGGAGGCCGGCTGTCGCATCAGGGTGTCCTCAATGTCTGGAAAGCTCGTCCGGCGTCTGCGCACTTCGATGTCGACGCGGCTGGTTCCGTTGCTCAGTACGTCAAGGTCAACGAGTACGCGTGGGCTGTTGGAAACACCGTCGGCAACCAGTCATCGATCAGCATCGAGATGGCAAACGCTACTGTCGCGCCTAGCTGGACGGTTTCGGACGTTACGTGGAAGTCTGCGGCACGTCTTGCGGGTTGGCTCTTTGCCAAGGTGATCGGTGTTCGTCCTTCTTCGAGCAACTTCTTCTATCACCACCACTGGTCATCGACGGCTTGCGCCGGACCATACATGGACACGATTCCGAGGCAGGTTCTGGCAGAAGCTCAGCGGGCCTACGACACATTCAAGTCGTTTGGACACGTTCCACCGGTTGTTCCGCCGGTTGTCCACCCGCCGACAGGCAAGATCATGCTGACTGTTGATGGCGTCTTTGGCTCTCAGAGTAAGCGTCGTCTTCAGCAGTGGGCCGGAGCAACGATCGACGGCATTCTCGGAAGAAACTCATGGGTGGCTGTTCAGCGAAAGCTTGGCGGACTTGCCGTGGATGGATCTCCGGGTCGAAACACCTGGATCAAGATTCAGAAGCTCGTCGGAGTGACTCAGGATGGTTCGCCGGGGCCAAACACCTATCGGCATCTTCAGGCATACCTGAATTCGCACTAGCAACACCAAACCGTCAAAATGGTAGCCAATCAAGGAGGTGACCAACATGAGCGACAGCATTCTCAACACGACCAAGAAGATCTTGGGCATCGAGGCGGACTACACAGCCTTTGATGAAGACATCATGATGCACATCAACTCTGTGTTTGCAACTTTGAACCAGATGGGCATCGGGCCGGTAGATGGCTTTGCGATCGATGATGCTGTAGCCACATGGGACAGCTTCACGAACGGAAACAGGAAGCTCAACTCAGTCAAGACGTACGTGTACCTTCGGGTTCGCATGCTTTTCGACCCGCCGACAACTTCCTATCTCATCGGGGCATTGAAAGAGCAGGTTGCCGAGTTTGAATGGCGACTCAGCACATACAGGGAAGGAGAATCATGGACGAGTCCGTTCCCAGTGGTCGTAGACCCGTTGGTGTGAGTGATGTTGTCCTTGCCCACTACGGGAAGAAGGGCATGCACTGGGGTGTTCGGCGTGCAAGCAAGTACTCCGATGGCCCAAAGGGTACAAACAACCCGGTAGTCACGAAAGAACGACCCGGACACAAGGTCACTGCCAAAGGAGGGGAGAATCAGCCAGCGTCTGCGGACGCAAAGGCTATTGCTATCTCTCGGCAGAAGGCGAAGAAGAGTTCCACAGACTCTCTTTCAACGAAGGACCTTCAGGACCTCGTCAATCGGATGAATCTTGAGCAGCAGTACTCTCGGCTGACTCCAGACTCGAGGTCGACGAAGGGTAAGAAGTTTGCCGGCAAGTTTGTGGGTCAGATAGCCAAAGAGCAGCTTCCAAAGCTTGCTGTTATCGGGCTCAAGAAGGCAACCGCCGGTATTGACGACCCTCGTGTCAACACCGCGATGAAAGTTGCGGAAGCCATGGCCTCTGCCGGCGGAAACATGGCAGGAAAGAAGAAGAACAAGTAGAAGGGAGGGTTGGCGATGAGTTTATCGAACAAAGCAGTGCCCACATACTACGGGCAGTTTCGTGATGCAGTACTTCATGGTGATATTCCTGTGAATCGGGAAGTCACGATGGAGATGAACCGCATTGACGCACTCATCGCCAATCCGAACATCTACTACGACGATCAAGCAGTCGAGGGGTTCGTTCTATATTGTGAGAACGAGCTCACCCTTACTGACGGAGGTGACTTGCATCTTCTGCCCACGTTCAAGCTGTGGTCAGAGCAGATCTTCGGGTGGTATTACTTCGTTGAGCGAAGTGTGTATGAGCCAAATCCCGATAATCGTGGTGGTCGCTATGTCCAAAAGACAATCAAGAAGCGACTGACTACGAAGCAGTACTTGATCGTTGCACGAGGCGCAGCAAAGTCGATGTATGCCTCTTGCATTCAGAGCTATTTCCTCAATGTCGATACCTCAACAACGCATCAGATTACAACGGCACCCACGATGAAACAGGCTGATGAAGTCATGTCACCTTGCCGCACTGCGATCACGCGTAGTAGAGGACCACTGTTCAAATTCTTGACCGAGGGATCAATGCAGAACACAACCGGCTCTCGAGCCAACCGTGTGAAGCTTGCCTCGACCAAGAAAGGCGTCGAGAACTTCCTTACCGGGTCGATGCTTGAAGTCCGACCAATGGCCATCAACAAACTTCAGGGTCTAAGACCCAAGATTTCAACAATTGATGAGTGGTTGTCTGGCGATATTCGGGAAGACGTAGTCGGGGCAGTCGAACAGGGCGCATCGAAGCTCGATGACTATCTTATTGTCGCTATTAGCTCCGAGGGAACAGTTCGAAACGGTAGTGGTGACACTATCAAGATGGAACTCGCAGACATTCTCAAGGGCGACTTCGTTGCTCCTCATATTTCGATCTGGCATTACAAGTTGGACGAGCTTGAGGAAGTAAACGATCCCTCAACATGGTTGAAAGCCAACCCAAACCTTGGGAAGACTGTCACTTACGACACATACCACCTCGATGTCGAACGAGCAGAGAAGGCTCCCGCAGCAAGGAACGACATTCTCGCCAAGAGGTTTGGAATTCCGATGGAAGGCTACACGTATTTCTTCACGTACGAGGAAACCCTTCCACATCGGCCTCGTGAGTTCTGGGAGATGCCTTGCGCCATGGGTGCAGACCTTTCGCAGGGTGACGACTTCTGTGCTTTCACCTTCCTCTTCCCTTTGAGGATGGGTTTCGGCATTAAGACTCGAAGTTACATTTCTTCGCTGACTTTGATGAAGCTTCCAGGCGCAATGCGTCACAAGTACGACGAGTTCATCAACGAAGGTAGTCTTCACATCCTTGAGGGCACTATCCTCGACATGATGGAGGTCTATGAAGATCTCGAATCATTCATTGAGGATCAGAAGTTTGATGTACGTGCTTTCGGTTTCGACCCATATAACGCCAAAGAGTTTGTGACTCGCTGGGAAGCGGAGAATGGACCATTCGGTATCGAGAAGGTTATTCAGGGTGCGAAGAGCGAGTCGGTTCCACTCGGTGAACTCAAGATTCTGAGTGAAGAGCGGCTTCTCATATTCGATCAGATCCTGATGTCTTTCACAATGGGTAATGCCATCACGCTTGAAGACACAAATGGCAACCGAAAGCTCATGAAGAAGCGGCAAGACGAGAAGATTGATAACGTGTCCGCTCTCATGGACGCATACATCGCTTGGAAAGCCAATAAAGAAGCCTTTGAATAGGAGGATTAATGCTCGATGAAGATGAACACTGGGAATCGATTCCGGGCTATCCAACGCAACCAAAGGCTATCGCTTTGAACGCATCGACTTATAGGAAGGCTTTCAAATGACACAGGTGGCCGATAAACCGCCTCTAGACGAGGTGATGGAGCACGTTGGTGTAAAAGGCATGCACTGGGGTGTTCGAAAGAGTTCTTCATCCTCCAGTTCATCAAAACCGACTATGTCAACAAAGAAGAAGGTTGCTGTTGGCGTTGGTGTTGGTGTGTTGGCTGTTGGTGCAGCGGCTGCAGCAGTGGCCCTTTCGAAACATGGGAAAGTTCCGGTTCGAGAAGCGGTTGTTACCATCGCTACTCTAAAAGCTGAAAAATCCCCAACATACGACCAATACACAAAAGTTTTAGCATCAAAAGGCATGAACCAAAAGATCATGTTTGACAATGCTAAGAATGTGTACCACCTTGTTAGTTTCGACTGACGTTGATACACCTCGACGTGTCGTAAGGAGAAAATCGAATGACACAGATACCTGATAAGCCCTCGATCGAAGAGGCCATGGAGCACTTCGGAAAAAAGGGCATGCACTGGGGTGTTCGAAAAGGAGCCGATTCTGGATCTGGTGGTGGTTCACCAAAGAAAGTGAAGCCGACAACGGCTGACATCCAAGGCGCTCGGTTTCGAACCCAAGCTCGAGTCAAAAGGATCAACTCCGCGTCAGAGGATCATGCCGTAGCAACATCGTCAAAGGGTCGATCCGCTGCGATGAAAATCATCAATGACAACATCAAAGCTGACCTCAAGTCTGGCGACTCAAAGCTCGCGGCAAAATCTACCAAGGGCGAGAAGATTGCCGCTGGAATCGCGTATGGACTTTCCGGAGCCATAGTTGTCAGCATGATTGCCGGAAGGTAGATCGCCATCCATATTCAGAAAGGAGGTGACTCATGGCACTCGGTTCCAGAATCAAGCATGCGTGGAGTGCGTTCACACTCACAAACGAGAGTTCTCTTGCCGACGACTTCTCATATTCGTCAGGCAGCGCAAGCTATGGCGCTCGACCAGATCGGGTAAGACTCCATTACTCGAACGAGCGATCGATCATCTCCTCGATCTACACCCGGCTTAGCATTGATGTTGCTTCTGTTGACATTCGGCATGTCCGTTTGGACGACAAGAAACGTTACACGAAGGACGAGGACAGTGGTCTTAATGCCTGTCTGACGGTTGAGGCCAATCTCGATCAAGCTGCTCGTGCTTTTCGGCAAGATGCAGCAATGACACTATTTGACAAGGGTGTTATTGCTATCGTTCCGGTAGACACGTCTCTCGATCCGTCAAGTTCTGGTTCGTTCGACATCAAGACGATGCGTGTTGGCGAGATTGTCACGTGGTACCCAAGGCACGTCAAGGTCAGTCTCTACAACGAGGCGACTGGACTGCGACAGGACATCACGCTTGAGAAGAAGTTCGTGGCGATTGTTGAGAATCCACTGTATTCAGTAATGAACGAGTCGAACTCGACTCTTCAGCGCCTCATCCGGAAGCTCAACATGCTTGATACCGTCGACGAGGCTTCAAGTTCAGGCAAACTCGATCTCATCATTCAGCTTCCTTACGTCATCAAGTCTGAAGCCCGACGGCAACAGGCCGAACAGCGACGCGAGGACATTGAGTTCCAGTTGAAGGGTAGTAAGTACGGCATCGCCTACACCGACGGTACCGAGAAGATCACTCAACTGAATCGTCCAGCCGAGAACAACCTACTCGCACAGGTCACCTACCTCACGACCATGCTATACGGTCAACTGGGCCTTACCGAGGAAGTTATGAACGGCACCGCGGATGAGAAGGCCATGCTCAACTACATGAACCGAACGATTGAGCCTGTTCTGGCTTCAATCACAGAAGCGATGATCCGAACCTTCCTCACAAAGACGGCTCGCTCACAACTTCAGTCGATCATGTACTTCCGAGATCCCTTCAAGCTTGTCCCGATCGCTTCGATTGCCGACATTGCCGACAAGTTCGCTCGGAATGAGATCATGAGTTCGAACGAGATCCGACAGGTCATCGGCATCCAGCCGTCGGCTGATCCCAAGGCGGACAAGTTGCAGAACAGCAACATGCCACAGCCGTCAGCACCAGTAGTACCAATGCCACCGGTCGATCCGTCGGCCAATGGGTTTACCAAGCGCATTATGCCAGCTCCGTCGGGGCTAGCAACTTCAGTACAAACAAGATAGGAAGGAGAACAGTCAAAATGGAAGCAGATTTCAGCGGTTACGCTACCAAGGCTGGCCTCAAGTGCTCCGACGGGCGAACCATCATGCCTGAAGCATTCAAGCACATGGACGGGTTGAAGGTTCCTCTCGTCTGGCAGCATGGTCACAACGATCCCGCGAATGTCCTCGGGCATGCGATCCTCGAAGCTCGAGGCGACGGCGTGTACACCTACGCCTTCTTCAACGAGAACTCCGGCGGCAAGAATGCCAAGGCTCTTGTTCAGCACGGCGACATTGTCGCGCTGTCCATCTACGCCAACCAGTTGGTTGAGCGGGCGAAGCAGGTCTTCCACGGAACCATCCGAGAGGTCAGTCTGGTCCTTTCGGGCGCGAACCCTGGAGCCCTCATCGACAACATCAGCCTCGCACATGGTGACGGTGACATGGAGACGCTCGAAGATGAGGCCATCATCTTCACCGGTCTTGCTCTCGAGCATGAAGACAAGCCGGGCGTCGTCGAAGAGAAGGTCGAAGAGAAGGTTGAGGTTGTCGACGAGTCGAACCCTCAGGCGATCTACGACGCGCTCACCGATGAGCAGAAAGAGGTCGTTCACTCCATGATCGGCGATGCTGTTGACTCAGCAAAGACCAACACTGCCGAGCACGCATTCGTGCCTTTCGTCAAGGGCGGTGCACCAGCAGCAAGCACTGCCACGGCCACCCCTGGCAACAGCACGGACAAGACCGTCAAAGATGTCTTCGACTCGTTCAGTGACGAGCAGAAGAACGTCGTTTACTACATGATCGGAGCCGCAATCGACGAGGCTTCGGCAGGCACGGCAGCACATTCCTCTGACGACAATGCCGAAGAGGGCACCACCACCAACGAGGGCGACCTCAAGCACACGGAAGGAACCGTTGACATGACCAACGTCTTCGAACAGAACGGCATTGCCCACCAGGAGCGTCCCAGCCTGACCCACGACCAGCTCTCGGCCATCGTGCAGGACGCGCAGAAGATCGGTTCCTTCAAGGAGGCGTTCCTCGCGCACGTCACGACCTACGGCATCGAGAACATCGACTTCCTGTTCCCGGATGCCAAGACGCTCGCATCCAGCCCGGAGATGGTCACCCGTCGTCAGGAGTGGGTGAACGTGGTTCTCACCGGAGCCAAGAAGTCCCCCTTCTCGCGGATCAAGACGATCTCTGCCGACCTGACCCTCGATGCAGCCCGCGCCAAGGGTTACGTCAAGGCCAACCTCAAGAAGGAGGAGTGGTTCGGTCTCCAGAAGCGAGTCACCACTCCGACCACCATCTACAAGAAGCAGAAGCTGGACCGGGACGACATCGTCGACATCACTGACCTCGACGTCGTGGCTTGGCTCAAGGCCGAGATGCGCATCATGCTGGACGAGGAGATCGCCCGCGCCGTTCTGGTTGGCGATGGTCGTGAGATCGACGACCTCGACAAGATCAACGAGACCAACATCCGTCCGATCGCGTACGAGGATGACTTCTACGCGCACAAGACGATCATCGCGGCCAACGTTGTCGGCGACTCCATCGTCGAGGCTGTCCTTCGGGCTCGTCCGAACTACCGTGGCACCGGGTCCCCGACCCTGTTCTGCACCGAGGGTCTTCTGACCGACCTGCTTTTGATCAAGGACAAGCTCGGCCGTCGTCTCTACACCTCGCTGGACGAGCTGGCGGTCACGCTTCGCGTTGCGAAGATCGTTCCCGTCCCCGTCATGGAGTCGCTCACGACCACCGGTGGCGACATCCTCGCCATTCTGGTCAACCTGACCGACTACACCATGGGCGCCGACAAGGGCGGCAACATCTCGATGTTCGATGACTTCGACATCGACTACAACCAGTACAAGTACCTGATGGAGACCCGCATGTCGGGTGCGCTCACTCTGTTCAAGTCTGCTCTGATTGTGCTCCGTGCTGCTGGCACGCAGGTCAGTCCCACCGTTCCGACCTTCGTTCCTGCCACTGGTGTCGTCACGATTCCGGCTGTCACCGGCGTTGTCTACTCGCAGAGCGTCGATGGTGGGCCGGTTGTCGTGGCCACTGCTGGTGCTCAGACCGCAATCGGTGCTGGTCTCAGCGTCGAGGTCTCTGCTGCTCCTGCGGCGGGTTACTACTTCCCGCACAACTTCGACACCGACTGGATGTTCACCCGCGCCGCCTGATCCAAGGAGTAAACGATGGCAAAGTTCCACGGTGCAATCGGATATGGCGAAACCGTGGAGACTGTGGCTGGCGTGTGGGAGGACAATATCACCGAGCGCAACTATTTCGGCGATGTTATTCGAAACACACGCAAGCTACAGGATGGCACTAGTGTCAACAACGACATAAGTGTCAACAACTCCATCAGTATCGTCGCTGACGCATACGCCAACGAGCATTTCTTTGCCATTCGCTACATCAAGTGGGCGGGGACTCTGTGGACGGTTTCAGACGTCGACGTACAGAGCCCCCGCCTACTTTTGAGGTTGGGAGGTGTCTATAATGGGCCTAAGGCTCCAGCTCCAGTCTCTCCTTGAGGGAGTTTTGGGGAGTGGACAAGTTTACTTCCAACCACCAGCCAATGTGCAGATGCTGTATCCGTGTATCGTCTATAACAGAGATGCTGCGGTTACTCAGTTCGCTGGAAACGACCCGTATCGCTACACCAAGCGATACATGGTGACCATCATTGACCGTAATCCAGACAGTGAGATTCCGGACAAGGTTGCTGCTCTTCCGATGACGACCTTCAACAGGTTCTTCACGGCAGACAATCTCAATCACGACGTGTTCAACATCTACTTTTAGAAAGGCAAGCAACATGACCAAGCTTCTTTGGGATCAGGTCGGTGAGCGGACGTATGAAACCGGTGTCGACCAGGGTGTTCTCTACATCCCGAACGCCGGCGTCTACGACAATGGCTATGCATGGAACGGCCTCACGACCGTCACGGAGTCACCGTCCGGAGCAGAGGCCAAGCCTCTGTATGCCGACAACATCAAGTACCTGAACCTCATCTCGGCCGAAGAGTTCGGCGCGACGATCGAGGCTTTCACGTACCCGAGTCAGTTCTCGCAGTGCGACGGCACGCAGCAGCCCCAGCCCGGGGTTTCTGTCGGCCAGCAGTCTCGGAAGTCCTTCGGGCTGTCCTACCGGACCAAGCTCGGGAACGACGTCTCGGCAACCGACTACGGCTACAAGCTCCACCTGATCTACGGAGCCATCGCGGCCCCGTCAGAGCGAGCGTACGCCACGGTCAACGACTCTCCTGAGGCGCTGGCTTTCAGTTGGTCTGTGTCGACCAACCCGGTCGCCGTGGCAAACCTCAAGCCGACGGCAATTCTGACGATCGACTCGTCGAAGGTCACCCCGGCCAACCTGGTGGCGCTGCAGGACGCTCTCTATGGGACGCCCGGCACCAACCCGCGGCTTCCGCTTCCGGACGAGGTCATCGGCATGTTCGCCGGTGCTCAGACTCTGGTCACTCCGACGCCTCCGACCGCAACCACGGCCGGCGTCATCACCATCCCGACCGTCACTGGTGTCACCTACCGTCGTGGAGACACGAATGCGGTTGTCACGAGCGGTGCCACCGTTCAGGTTCCTGGCGCCATCGGTCAGTCCTTGGTCATCAAGGCTGTCCCGGCTTCCGGCACCTACGCGTTCAACGTGAACGTTGACGACGACTGGAGCTTCACCAAGACGGTCTGATCGTCGCTCCTTATGGAGTCTAGATAGAAAGGGGCCAGAGAGTGCTCACACTAAATGTTGTTTTGTCTGAAGGATTCGATGAAGAGAAGAACGAGTTTGTTACTTCGTCATCATTCACTTTGGAGATTGAGCACTCTCTGGTTTCCCTGTCAAAATGGGAGTCTTTCTATGAGAAGCCGTTCTTAGGCCCAACAGAGAAGACTACTGAAGAGGCATTGTGGTATGTCAAAGCAATGACGATCACGCCAAATGTTCCGCAAGAGGTTTTTCAGAAACTGTCTAACGACAATTTCGCAACGATCAACGCATACATCAACGCCAAGATGACTGCTACCTGGTTTAGTGACAATGAGAAAAAAAGTCAGGGTCGAGAAGTTATCACGGCAGAGATCATCTACCACTGGATGATTGCCTTGTCTATTCCATTCGAGTGTCAAACTTGGCATTTGAATCGATTGTTAACCTTGGTGCGTGTTTGCAATCAGAAGAACACGCCTCAGAAGAAGATGAGCAGGAGCGATCTTGCCGCAAGAAACCGAGCACTCAACGAGCAGCGAAGAGCACAACTTGGAACGACTGGATGATAGGAGGACCACATGTCACGACTTACCTGGAGTACTGTCGGTGAGCGAGTATACGAGACAGGCGTCGATCGTGGCGTCCTCTATGTCGCTAATCAAGCTGGAGTCGCTTGGACCGGATTGACGTCGGTTGAAGAAGCTCCCACTGGAGGCGATGCAAAACCATACTACCTTGACGGGATCAAGTTTCTCAACATTGCTGCTGCTGAGGAGTTCGAGGCAACGATCAACGCCTTCTCCAGTCCTCCTGAGTTCGGTCTGTGTGACGGGATCTCATCAGTACAGAATGGCTTGTTTGCAACACAACAGCCACGGAAAGCCTTCGGTCTTTCGTATCGAACGCTAATCGGAAACGATGTGTCTGGCGCTGGGTACGCCTACAAGATTCATCTCGTATACAACGCCCTTTCTGCGCCGTCATCTCGCTCAAACAACACCATGGGTAGCTCGACAGAACCGTCTGCGTTCAGTTGGCAGATCTCGACGTTGCCGCCAGCGATAACTGGCTACAAGCCAACCGCGCATTTCGTAATCGATTCCCGGTCAACGTCAGTGCCAATTCTCACCCGAATCGAGAACGTTCTATATGGGACCGAGACGGTTGCGCCACGACTTCCCACGCCGAACGAACTCATAACGCTGTATATTCCTCCTACTGGAGTTGCCTCAGACGACTTTGCACGCGCAGATGCTGTTGGCGCAGCCGCAGTTGGCAATGGTTGGTATGGCGGAATTGGCGGAGACGCGAGCATTATCGGTGGAGATCTCGTTCGTACGGACACTGGTGGCTACCGGTTGTTCCTCAACCCAGCGCTGGGCATTCTTCCAGTCAACTACACCGTGACTGCAGTCGTTCCAGGAGCAATGGTAGCCGTTGGTTCTAATTTCTGGGGCTTGGTTGGTCGTTGGGATGGAAACAACGGCGTTCGCGCAATGTTCACAGTCAGTGGTGGCCTCGAGATCGGAGATGCATCTGACTATGGCGTGAACAACGTCTATGCTGACGCGCCTGTCATGCCTGTTGGTTGGGACAACACAGCAATTGATCACACGATGGCTATGCGAATGACCGGTGAACAAATCGAGATCATATTCGATGGCACAGTCATTGTCACTACCTCGTGTAGCACGAACTCGATGAAGAGTGGCATGGGCTATGGCATATGTGGCGAAGGCAATAACCGAGCATGGCGAAGCATTGGAACCACTGTTCCATAGATAGTGTCGGAAGGAGACTCTTACACAATGACCAAAATCGTTTGGGACGAAACCGGTCTACGTCGTTACGAAACGGGCATAGATCGAGGAGTATATTACCCGAAGGATGGGTCTGGAGAAGTCTGGAATGGACTGACCTCAGTGCAAGAGTCTCCTTCCGATTCGGACGAGAAGATTCGCTATATCGACGGCGTAAAGGTCCGAGCTCGTCGAGGTTCTGGTGAGTTTTCAGGGTCTATCGAAGCATACACATATCCGTCGGCTTTTGGTGATCATTTGGTGATGCATCAGCGTCGAAACGTGTTTGATATGAGCTATCGCGTTATGTCTGATGTTTCATACAAGATTCATCTCGTATACAACGTGCTTGTATCCCCTTCGAGTGCTTCTTATTCCTACGAGGATGCGTCACCGTTCTCATGGGCCTTCACAACTAGACCTATACCCATTCCCGGATCGGGTTTGAGTGCTCATCTAGTCATTGACACAGCCAAAGCCTATCCCGAGACTGTGGCTGCATTAGAGTCACTTATCTATGGGTCTGATATGAGCACTGCGCATATGCCAACGCCAGAAGAAGTGCTCATGGTGTTCGAGGAGAACTCTGTTTTAAGAGTTATCGACAACGGCGATGGAACATTCACAGTAACTGGTCCAGACTCAGCCATCATCATGATCGATGCAACAACGTTCGAGATTACTTGGGACTCTGCCGTCATGATTGATGCGGTCAGTTATACCCTCAGCTCACTATAAGACAGGAGACGTCATGGCTTCCATTACAGGACTTACTGCAGCACGAATGTTGGAGATTGAGGCCGCTTCTGTTGTCGACGGCGACGTCATAAACAACGATCTTGTCTTGACTACTCATGGCGGAGTTGTGATCAATGCTGGAAATGTTCGCGGTACTCGATGGGGAACAACAACCGTCTTTGTGTTTAATCCGGTTCCAAACGCGTTAGTTTACTTTGCCGATGGGCAGCCACCTCGTATCGGAGACCTTGTCGTATCAAATAATGGACTTGGTCCAGGTCTTGTGTCCAAGGTAACCGCTGTTGTTGACGCGAGTCACGCTGATTTGGCTGACGCAGGTCTAAGCTTACGCGGTGCCGCAGGAACGCCTGCGGACGAGACTGCGATTCGAGCTTATGCCGATGGTCAAGATCTTTTGGCTATTGCTTCAGCAAAGGCCTCTATATCAATAGCGGCTGGGACCGATCTCAACAACATGAAGACTGAAGGAAACTACAAACAGGATACATCAGCAAACGCAACCCTTGCTTTGCACTATCCTGAAGTTACTGGTGGTCTACTCGAGGTCTTTGGCTCCACGATTGTTTATCAGCGGTATACAACCCTGACCTCTGGAGCAAGCAAAGTCTATCAACGGCTGTTTTCCAGCACGGTTTGGGGCGCATGGGTACGTCTGCTTGGTGACACGAACTCAATTACGACGCTGTCCAGCATCAAGGCAGGAACAACTCTCGACATGGGTGGCGCGTTCTACCAACAGGGTTTTGTTCAACCTAGACTCCACAAGATGACCCACGCTGGCGCGGTTACCAATACTGTTGGTCAGTTGGTGTTTAATCATGGAGCGCCGTTTACACCAACAGCAGGTTTTATCATCAACACAAACAGCTCAAACTACTTTGGTCTTGCTTGGGGCTCATCAGCTTTTACAACAACGGCGTGTACTTTCCGATGGATCAACGCGTCAACGGCAGGTAACCTAAACGCAATCAACACCGGCCCATTCACGGCAATCTTCGTAGCTTAGGAGTCTGATGACGACCACAATTAGCTCAGTTGCAGTTACTGATGTAGCACCATGGATGTTCCCGGGGTTTGCAAAAGACCCGGCAGATCTCCCAGTCATTGTTGTCACGGGTCCTGTCGGTGGAATCTGGACAATCACGGCTCCAGACTCAGTCTCTCAGGTGGATCTTGATGCTGCTGTAGCCCTTCAAGTCAAGTCGCTTTCTGCTCAGTCGAACCACGACAAGCTGATCACAGATGCTACGGCTGCCCTCGCAACCAACCGTACTGAATCTGCGCAGAACACAGCAATCATCACAGCAGCAAACACAATGCTGGCTTTCGCTGGAACGTCACTCACGAATGCCCAGCTCATATCCACGCTGAAAGATCTGGCAACTGGTGTCAAACTCATGGCCGTTCATGACCAGACGAACAAAGTGCAACTGAACTACCTGATTCGTCTTGTCGTTGGGAAGACCGACGGAACCAACTGATCCAAGAAAGGAGCCAACATGTCCATGACTTTTTCACATAGCGGCTCCTTCAACAAGACGGAGGCCTTTCTTAAGTCTGTGTCAAAGCTCGATATTCTTGGTCTCATGCGATCGTGTGGTCAAGAGGGTGTGAATGCGTTGGTGTCAGCCACCCCTGCTGATTCTGGGTTGGCTGGTCATTCGTGGGGCTACGAGGTTTCTAGCTCCGGCGGAAGTTACACCATCATCTGGACCAACAGCGATGTTGAGAATGGATTTCCGGTGGCCATAATGCTTCAGTATGGTTATGGAACTGGTACTGGTGGGTATGTTCAAGGTCGGGATTACATCAATCCGGCTATGAAGCCCATATTTGACAAGATCGCAGACAAGATATGGAAGGCGGTGACATCAGCATGAGCAGTGTCGACTCTCGCGTTGTCGAGATGAAGTTCAACAACACGCAGTTCGAGGCCGGTATTCAGAAGACGCTTAGCTCTTTGGAATCCCTGAAGAAGGGGCTCAAGCTTGAAGGCGCCTCCAAAGGTTTGTCTGACATCAGTTCAGCAAGCAAGGGTTTCTCACTTGCACACATAGCGTCTGGTCTCGACGGTCTTTCGGCCAAGTTCAGTGCTCTTGGAATCATCGGAATCACAGCACTCACCAACATCGCCAACAAGGCTGTCAATGTTGGTTTGACCATGATCAAGTCGATGACTGTAGACCCCATCAAACAGGGCCTTGATGAGTACGAGACTACTCTCAACTCGATCCAGACGATCTTGGCGAACACATCACAGAGCGGTGGGAACCTCACCAACGTTAACGCTGCGTTGGCTGAGCTGAACACCTACTCCGACAAGACGATCTACAACTTTTCAGAGATGGCCCGAAACATTGGCACATTTACTGCTGCTGGTGTGAAACTTGGACCGGCCACAGCGGCTATCAAGGGCATCGCAAACCTCGCAGCAGTCTCTGGCTCGAATTCGCAGCAGGCGTCTACCGCCATGTACCAGCTTTCACAGGCTATGGCTACAGGTACCGTCAAGTTGATGGACTGGAACTCGGTCGTTAACGCTGGTATGGGTGGTGCTGTCTTCCAGAACAACCTGAAGGAGACGGCTCGCGCCCACGGCGTCAACGTCGATGCGATCATCAAAAAGGAAGGTAGCTTTAGAGACTCCCTGTCAAAGGGTTGGCTCACATCAGCCATCTTGACCGAGTCGCTTTCGAAGTTTACAGGCGACCTTAGTGCAGCCCAGCTCAAGCAGATGGGTTACACCGACAAGCAGATCCCTGGCATCATGAAGATGGCCCAGACTGCGCAAGATGCTGCTACCAAAGTCAAGACATTCTCCCAACTGACCGGCACTTTGAAGGAAGCCGCGGGTTCGGGTTGGGCTCAGACATGGCAACTCATCTTTGGTGACTTCGAGCAAGCCAAGACCATGTGGACGAATGTCAACAACGTCCTCAGCGGCATGATTGGTGCTTCAGCAAAGGCTCGCAATGCTGTCATCGGGGACTGGAGTAAACTCGGTGGCCGTGATTTGGGCATCGATGCGATCAAGATTGCCTTCAACGACCTCATGGCCGCTGTCAAACCGATCAAGGATGCCTTCCGAGCTATCTTCCCACCAGCAACAGGCAAGCAGTTGTACGACATCACCGAGGCGATTCATCACTTCGTTGAGGGCCTCAAAATGGGATCAGATACGGCCTTCAAGGTACAAAGGATCTTTCAGGGACTTTTCTCCATCCTGGATATTGGCTGGATGGTTATTAAGCAGGGCATCAATTTCTTCATGCGTTTGTTCGGAGCAGTCACAACAGGCTCCGGCGGGTTTCTCACAACGCTGGCGAAGATCGGTGACTGGTTCAACAACCTTCGTTACGCCATCAAGAACGGTGAAGGCCTCGAGAAGTTCTTCACGAGGATTGGTGATCCGATTGTTGTGGTCATCAGTCTCCTCAAAGAGTTTGCTAGCTTTGTTGGTCGTGCGTTTAGCGGCTTGGGCAACGTCGACACTAGTGGTCTTGACAAACTCAAGTCTCGATTCGAGCCACTCGGTGCAATTGGCAACGTCATCATCAGTATCTGGTCTCGAGTAGGGTCATTCCTCAAGAGTGCTTGGACTGCGTTTGCGCCAATCGCCGATGCTTTCTCTGGCTTCTTCGCCAATGTCGGAAAGACTGTCCAAGACGGAATGGGCAACATCAACTATTCCTCAATTCTCGACAGTATCAACACCGGTCTGTTCGCGGGTCTTCTCCTTCTGATCAAGAAGTTCTTGAAGGGTGGCGTGAGTGTAGACTTTGGTGGGGGCATGCTCAGCTCAATCAAGGATGCATTCGGTGGTCTGACAGACACCATGAAGGCGATGCAGACCAACCTCAAGGCTGGCGCTCTCATGAAGATCGCTATCGCAATCGCCTTACTGACGGTCTCGGTCGTCGCGCTATCTATGATCGACTCTGGAAAGTTGACTGTCGCTCTAACCGCAGTCACGTTCATGATGACTCAGCTCTTGGCTGCAATGTTCATGTTCACCAAGGTCGCCGGGCTTAAGGGCGTCGTCAAGATGCCGATCATCGCTGCTTCCATGATTCTTCTGGCTATTGCTATTGACGTTCTGTCTATCGCGGTAACGCGGTTGGCTAAGCTGAGTTGGCAAGAGTTGGCTAAGGGTCTAGTTGGGGTCACCGTACTTATCGGAGGCCTCGTCATTGCTGCCAACAGCATGAAGGGCGGCGCCAAGAACATGATCTCGACCGGTGCAGGTCTTGTTGTAATGGCAGTGGCGATCAAGATTCTCGTCAGTGCTGTTAAGGATCTTTCTGGCCTTGGCTGGGATGCATTGGGTAAAGGTCTTGTTGGTGTTGGGATGCTTCTCGGATCTCTCGCCCTATTCACCAAGTTTTCAGAGACGAACAAAGGTGGCCTTGCACAAGGCGCGGGTCTTATTCTACTCGCAGTTGCGATTAAGATCATGGCTAGTGCCGTGGCTACCTTTGCTGCTATGAGTTGGGGCGATATCGGTAAGGGATTGGTTGCAATGGCTGGTGGGCTAACGCTCATGGCTGCAGCGCTTATTCTGATCCCACCGTCGTCAATTCTTTCAGCCGTCGCAATTCTCATTGTGGCATCCTCGCTAAGCATGATTGGGGTTGCCCTCGCACAGATGGGCGCGCTTGACTGGAGCACAATCGGTAAGGGACTCACGTCTCTCGCTGGTGCTCTGACGCTTATCGCTCTGGCTCTTATTCTCATTCCGCCGTCATCACTTCTCTCGGCGGCTGCCGTGTTTGTTGTGGCAGCATCTCTTGGTATGATTGCCTCTGCTCTTAGCTCTATGGGTGGTATGTCATGGGAAGAGATTGGTAAGGGTCTGGTCACGCTTGCTGGCGCATTGACAATTATCGCCGTCGCAATGTTCGCCATGACGGGCGCAATCCCAGGTGCACTCGCGTTGATCATCGTTGCTGGATCGCTTGCCATTATCGCTCCGATCCTCTTGCAGTTTGGACAGATGTCCTGGGAGGCGATTGGTAAAGGCCTGCTCATGCTTGCCGGAGTGTTTGTGATTCTTGCTGCAGCCGGTTTCTTGCTGACTCCAGTTATTCCGACACTGCTTGGTCTAGGTATCGCCATCACTCTTATGGGTGTTGGCATGCTTGCCGCTGGTGCAGGACTCCTTCTGTTCTCGGTTGGTCTCACAGCGTTGAGTGTTGCTGGAGCGGCTGGAACAGTGGCAATTGTAGGTATTGTGAGCGGCCTGATCGGTCTTATCCCGATGCTCATGACTCAGATTGGTTTGGGTGTTGTCGCTTTCGCCAAGGTGATTGCCATGTCGGGTCCTGCAATTACGGGGGCCATCACGACTGTTCTTCTGGCACTCATAACGGCAATCAACACGTTGGCTCCAAGGATCGTATCAACGCTTCTTAGGCTGATATTCCTGCTTGTTGGAGCACTTCTGGCCGCAGTTCCAAGGCTTGTGAGCGCTGGTATGCAGTTGATTGTCGGTATCCTTACGGGTATTGCTAACAAAATCGGCGCGGTTGTTACGGCAGCAGTAAGTATCATCACTGGGTTCATCGGCGGAATATCCAGGAATATCGGTCGGATTATCGAATCTGGTGTCCAGCTTATTCTGTCGTTCATTCGAGGCCTAACCTCTGCTATTAACGCACACTCTGCAGAACTGGGAGTCGCTGGTGGTAACTTGGCTAAGGCGATCGTATCTGGTATGGCTCGTGGTATTGCTGGAGGTCTTGGTGTAGTCGTAAACGCAGCTAAGAATCTTGCATCATCGGCTTTGAATGCTGCTAAGAGTGCTCTTGGGATCAAATCTCCGTCAAAGGAGTTCGCTAAGCTTGGTGTCTTCACGACACAGGGCTTCGCAAAGGGTGTCGTCGGTTCTCTGTCCAACGTTAAGGCCTCTCTAGCCCTTATGGGTAGCCTGATCAAGACAACCGTAGCATCGACTCAGAAAGATGTCACCGCGGCAGCGAAGAAGCTGGCTACACTCAAAGCAGCCAAGCATCCGAACAAGGGTGCCATCGCAGCAGCAACGAAGTCTCTCAAGCAGTCTCAGCTCTTGCACACACAGGCAATTCATGCGGACACAGCCTTTACTAAGTGGCTGACTACGCAGAAGGCTGGGCTCACCAAACTGGGCACCAATTATGACATCGTCACTGAGAAGCTCAAGAACGCCAAGGTTGCTCTTGTAGATGCACAGAAGTTGAAGGATGACTTCGCCAAGAGCACAAAAGAGAAGTTCAATGTTCTCCCGGATATTGACCCGAAGACGAGCGTTCTCTCATACGAGAATTCTATTAAGCGGGAAACCGCAGCCAACAACAAGTTCCGTGAGGCACTTGCGAATCTGCGCAAGATGGGTATGGACGACACAACGTATAACAAACTCCTCGCCGAGGGTGTTAGCGTACAACCGTTCCTAGACAAGCTCATCAATGGTGGGCCGCAAGGCGTCAAGGATCTCAATGCTCTCAACGCCGATCTGGCAGCCTCAGCAACGAGTCTTGGCAATCAAGCGGCGACGGATCTATATCAGGCCGGTGTCAATGCTGCGCAGGGTCTCGTGAATGGTCTGGCTGCAAGTCAGGCTCTGATCGTGAAGCAGATGAACACGCTGGCTGCAGCAATGGTTGCGTCGATCAAGAGGCAACTGGGCATTCGCTCTCCGTCACGAGTCTTCATGGAGGTTGGTAAGTACTCCAACGAAGGTCTTGCCAAGGGACTAGATCAGTACTCTGGTGTAGTCGAGAAATCGGCTGCGGGTGTTGGTAGTACTGCGATCGATGCGATGCGTAAGTCTATATCAGGTATGTCGAGCCTTATCGCAGCGGACATCGACATGACTCCGGTTATTCGGCCTGTTCTGGATCTGACGAGTATGCAGAAGGACGCGCTCAAGATAGACGCGTTGCTCAATACAAAGCCGATCTCGGTCGACACTGCATATTCGACAGCTAAGGATGCCTCCGCTGGGTATCAAAGTAATCAAGCAGCACTCGCTCAGCAGACAACGGCGTCTGCATCGGCGCAAGACAATCTCACGTTCATCCAGAACAACAGTTCACCGAAGGCGTTGTCTTCTGCTGAGATTTACCGTCAGACGAAGAACCAACTGTCCGTAGCGAAGGGAGCTCTGACCAAATAATGCTTACACTAGTCGAAGTTCGAACCAGTCAGGGCGACCTCCTTGGAATATCTCTGGATGACATATCTGATGGTTTTGTCATCGAGAACATTGAGGGTCTAGATCCCGTCAAAGCGACTCTCGTTTCATCGAGTTTCGCTCGAATGGATGGCGAACAGTATCAGTCTAGTCGTCGAGAGACGCGAAATATCAAGATTCGGCTGGGCCTCGAGCCCGACTACGTGACGGGAACAGTTCGAGATCTTCGTCGCCGTCTGTACACGTTCTTCATGCCGAAGAGCGTTGTGAATCTCAAGTTTTACATGTCATCAGGTCTCATCGTGGACATTGCAGGACGAGTGGAATCCTTTGAGACTCCGCTCTTCACGAAAGAACCAGCGGTCGACATCTCAGTCGTATGCTTTGACCCGGACTTCATCAGTCCGACGCCAGGCACGTTGAGTGGGGTGTCGACCGCGACCATGACAGAGACGTTGCTTCACTACGACGGTTCTGTTGAGTCCGGAATTGTGATTGTGCTGCCTATAAACCGGACCATATCTGCGTTAACCATTTATCACCGTCCACCTGATGGAACGCTACGGCTCCTTGACTTTTCGGCACCACTTATTGCTGGCGATAACTTGACCATAAGCACGGTCGTCGGCGATAAGCGTGCCCAAATGACTCGCTCTGGAACCGTGTCTTCGGTTCTATACGGTGTCTCACCGCAATCGAGTTGGATCGAGTTACTGCCCGGAGATAACTACATTCGGGTGTATGCGCTAGGTGCCGGAATTCCGTTCGACCTTGGATACAAGAACAGATACGGAGGTTTGTGATGGAGCTTTATATTCTTGACAGTCTGCTCCGTCGTGAAACGGTCGTGGACAGGTTTGAGTCTCTCATTTGGACTGAACGATTTTCCTCCGCAGGAGACTTCGAGCTCGTAGTGCATTCGACTGCGGGTAATCGAAAACTGTTCAAATCTGGTGTCAAGTTGGCTCAGAACGAGTCATATCGAGTTATGTCGGTAGAGAGCGTTGAAGACAAGACCGACGCCGAAGGGAGGGCTCTTCTGACTGTCAAAGGGCCCTCTCTGGAGATTATTCTTGATGATCGCGTCGCCAAAAATGTCTTTGCGGACACGTTCAATACGCCGACGTGGAACATGACCGGAACGCCTGCCGCGATTGCTCGAAAAATCTTTACTGATATCTGCATGACTGGTGTTCTAAACGTTGGCGACAAGATCCCATACATCCAACCGGGAACCATATTCCCAGCAGACACTATTGCTGAATCAGCCGTCGCAATCAACATTGAACTTGCGCTGACGACTGTGTATGCGGCGATCAAGAATCTTTGTGAACTGTATGACATGGGCTTTCGATTGGTCCGAAACTTCGACACATCCCAGCTATATTTCAACATCTATATGGGAAGCGATCGGACAACCAAGCAGAGCAATTTGGCCGCGGTGGTATTTTCCCCCGAACTCGACAATCTTCAAAACACGGCCGCACTGACGACGACCGAAACGTACAAGAATGTAGCATACGTTTTCTCTCCGGTTGGGTACACAACAGTGTATCCGCAGGGTGTCGATCCATTGACGGCTGGACTAGAGCGTCGAGTGCTTCTGGTTAATGCCGATGACATCACAGACCCAGATCCGCCAACAGCGTTAGCGTTGATGATCCAACGTGGTAATGAGGAATTGTCGAAGCATCGTACATTCACAGCCTTTGACGGTGAACTCAACCAGAACATCAGTTCCTATAAGTATGGCACTGACTATCAACTCGGCGACCTTGTCGAGATGCGGAACATCGATGGTATGACGAACAACATGCAGGTCACGGAGCAGATCTTCGTATCTGACAAAGAGGGCGAGCGGTCATATCCGACGCTTGTCATCAACCAGTTCTTCCTGCCGGGTACTTGGGCAGCTTGGGACACCAATGAGGTCTGGATTGACCTTGGCACGACTGAATACTGGTCGACAGCATGAGTCACTTAGCGAAGGAGGTTTGACATGGCTGTTGGAGATAACGCTACTGCGGCTGGTTTTGCACTTGTCCCAGATACTGGCGAGGAAGGCCGAGTTCGCTGGGGCGGCAGAGAGATCAACCGCACTCGAGACTTCGTTGCTCAGGTCATTGCGCTGGTTCCCGTTGGAAAAGCTGCGTATCGTACAGCAGCGGGAATCACCTCGGGTACAGCAGATCCCACGGGCGGTAACGACGGCGACATCTACTTCAAGACCATCTAGGCGGCATCATGGCTGATTACATAAAGGCCACTGGTACTGGCGACATGATGATCCGGGACACCGGATCTACAGTGTACTTCTATATCCGAGCTGGGTCGTCGTCAACGTGGGTTGGTAGCACATCCTACAGTTGGACCATGAATGGGTCTGGCAGCGGAACGTGGAGCTATAACGATGGTGGTTCCTACAAGCTAATTCGGTCTGCAGTTGTTAGTTCAGACCAAACAGTGACATTTGCAATTGGTGCCACAGGTACTTCTGGTCTTGGCGGTCCAACAAGCTTCAGTGTGTTCATCAATCGCTCATCGGTACCGAATGCTCCGTCAACCCCAACTATATCTTCGCTAACGTCTACCTCATGGGTCAACTCCTTTACGGATGGCGCAAACAATGGTGCTGCCATAACGACAAGGCAGCTTGGATGGAGTGGTGCGTCTGGGTCGGGTTATCCCGATAACCTAGTTACCTCGGATGGGTCAACTCAGTTCAATGGGTTTGTAGCAGGAACGACATACTATGTCTGGGCTCGCACATATAACTCGCAGGGTTGGAGCGCTTGGTCTGGTCGACGAACTGTCGTCACCTATCGCATTCCGGATGCTCCTGACCCAGTCGTATTGTCACTCATAACCCAAACCACAATGCGTACGGCGTTCAACGGAAATGGCAATGGTGGGACCGCGGTTCTCGAGTGGCGAGTTGGATACGGCACAAGCTCCACCGCAGTACAAACAATGGTCACGTCAACAGGAACAAAAGACATATCCGGCCTTCTTCCAGCAACGACGTATTACTTCTGGGCACAAGGTCGCAACTCTGTTGGTTGGGGTCCTTGGTCAGCACGGACAACTGCTAGAACCGTTGGTGGTGCAAGAGTTCTTGTCGGCGGTATCTGGAAGGAAGCGATACCGTACGTACGCGTCGGTGGCGTTTGGAAAGTGGCTCAACCGTGGGGGAAAATCGCAGGCATTTGGAAGAAGACAGGTTAACCCTACAACATAAGGCGGCACTCATTGTTCAAGCCCAGATTGGAGTATGAAGACATGTCTCCACGGCAGCGCATGCATCGCAGTCGAGTATATTTGGCACTTGTGGTTGCGGGAAGCCACTTTACGCTCATGGTCTTGGGTTTGACAGATCGCCTTGCGTTCACACTCCCAACGCGGTACGAATTGCTCACAATAACGCTAGAGAATCCGCTATGGTTTGTTCTTCATGGCGTATGTGCTCTGGCCATCATTGTCACTTTAAAAGTGAACCGAGGCATAATTCAGGCACTAGGCGCGGCAACCGGAGTTATGGGTTCTTGGGCTTTCTTGAGTTTCTTGTGGGGATTAACCACAGAAACACCAGTATCTTTGGCCGGACCAGTCCTGGGTGGTGCTATCGCAACCTTGTCATATTTGCTCACGATCGCATGGGCACGTTCGCCACACGTCCACGAAAGGACTGATTAATCGTGGACCCAGCGACCATATCTGCGTTACTTATTAGTGTCGCATCCCTTGTGGGTTGGATGGTAACGCAGACACAGGCAAGAAACAAAGCCCAAAGAGCTGAGCTGAGAGGTCGTCGAAAGCACTCTCTACTTGCCGATCAATACATGTTTCGTCTTGAATCGCTTCTTGCGCAACGAGATATTCCTCTACCGGCGAAACCAGAAGGTCTCGACCCTGAAGAAGGAGAAGACTGGTGACGCCACACACACAGGCGATGCCCGACAACGAGCTAGAGCCCGACAATGCAGACCTCGATAAGGCAGACCGTAACGACAAGTACAGATATGGCGTCTGGATTCTGGCTGCACTGCTCATTGGTGCTATCACCTGGATTCTTCTCGTCCAAAACGGAAACGCGAATGATCGAGCAGCAATCGAGGCTTCCCAGAAGTTCACATTGGCCCAGCAAGTAGCTGCAGCATGCGCTATCAAAGATCAGAAAGACGATCTGGGAGGCCTTTGCACGAAGGCGCAACAGTTGGTCAAAGAGGGTCCTGCGGGCTCTACAGGCGCTCAGGGAGACCCTGGCGCTACTGGTGCTCAAGGCCCACTCGGTCCGAAAGGTGAACAAGGCGTACAGGGAAATCAGGGAACTCAAGGGCTTCTAGGTCCTCAGGGCATATTCGGTAAAACGGGCTCAAATGGCATCACTGGTGTTCCGGGTATTGCTGGTACTAATGGTACTGCAGGTTCCGATGGTGTAACAGGAGCTACCGGTAAAGATGGTCAGACCGGTCCTGCTGGAGCAACAGGCGCTGATGGAAAAGATGGCGCTACTGGTGCTAAAGGTGATACCGGTGTTGCAGGTCCACCCGGAGTTACAGGTCCAACCGGCGCTAATGCGTTTCCATTCTCATTCACATTCAAGACCACGCTAGAGACGTTCAATTGCGTAATTACAGCATCGGATGCTGTTGCAACCTGCGCGTCCACAACTCCATAAGGAGCATATTCATGAACAACGTAAAACTCATGGTAAGTGCAAAGTCAAGCAAGGCGTTCGTAGCCGCATTTCTCGCTTCGGCCGCTGCTGTCACCGTTGCTGCACCTGACGGTTACACACTGCCAGAAGCGCTCACCATCATCGGCGCGTTTCTGCTGACGTTTCAGGCCACATACTGGACCAGCAACGCTAAGGACGTCGCCGGAACCATTGACGTGGCTGTGACGCCTGATGGCAAGAAGACCTTCTCGCTCAATCTCGACTCTGATCCAGAGGATCTCGAGACTAAGGACGAGGTCACGTTCAAGATCGTCAAGTAGCTCCTAAACGTAGGGTCGCGGGTTTTACACCGCCTATAATGAGACCCCTACTTAAGGAGAACGCATGTTCCATCCCTTTGCCAAATCTGAAAAGACTGGACTTGAGGAGGCCCGCGATCAAGCGCTACTCGAACTGAAGAATTTCACGACCGACGACGCATTGTACGAACAAACACTGAAGCACGTGAAGACGCTCAGCAAACTCATTGAGGCAGAAGCCCATGAGAAGCTGAACCCAAACACTGTTGCACTGATTGCCGGCAATGCATTCGTCGCACTGATAGTCGTCAGCTACGAGAGCAAGAACGTCGTGGGCACCAAAGTCATATCTTTCCTGATGAAAGCTACCCGATGAACTGCTGACCTAACACAGGCAGCCCAAAACACAGAAGACGTGTGAGACCTAAACCCTCTTACACGTCTTCTGTTTTTGTGCAGTTCTACAAGGGTTCTAAAAATTGCTTCCAAAAAATCCCGCGGAGGAAATTTTGGACAAGGTCGCAGGAATTACATGTCATATAATGAGACCCACACACCACGAAAGGATTCATTATGAACATCATCGACCGTGTCAACAAGAAGGTCCACACCGTAACCAACAACTCCAACGTTCGTACCACCGCAAAAATCACCGCGCTGGTCGTCGCCACCGTTGTCTGGGTTCGAGTTGTGGACGCTGCTTACGACAAGTTCACCGAAGAATGATCTGATACACCCCACTCAGTTGTAAATCTCAAACCAACAGCCCCTAACACGGGCTTAAGGTTTGCCTCTTCGCAAGATATTCGGGCCCTATAATGAACCCCTACCACCCGAAAGGACACACCATGTTCGACAAGTACACTTCCGCCAAGAAGTTCGTTGCCAAGCACAAGGTCGCCATCGCAATCACCGGTACAGCAGCAGTCTGCTTGTACCTGAATCGCCTGGCCCTCACGCAGCACAACGACTTCCTCAAGGAGCACGACCTGTACGAAGCATTCTATCTCGTCGGATCAGAAGAGTAGTTCACAGACCTTAACCCCCTAACACGGGGTTAAGGTCTGCCTTATTTTTGCCTCAAACCAAATCTCCGAAAGGGACATCATGTTCAAGAAGCACTCGATTCAGGTACAGATGATCAAGACCCCGAATGTCAAGCCGACGGTAGAGACACCAACTCCCGCAGCTAGCTTCGACCCAGACCACATCAGTCAACTCATATCCGAGCAGGTGGAGCACACAGCCATCACTGTTGTTGCTTCTTTTGCTGCGATCATCCTGTTCAAGACCGTGAGTGAGATTGCCATCAACTTGTCGAAGGCCTGACCTCGCAAGAAAACCACGTCCTATAATGAGACCCATAACGCCTACCATCCTATCAACGGAGAAACGGCTGACCACATAGTGGAAACCGCTAAAGCGGAATGGTATCTCATTTTTCTGCCTCATCCTTCTAGAATCCTCTAGCAGGCAATTGTGAAACTAGTAAGGAGATAGGCATGAACATGGACCAGCGTGCGAAGATCAAGGACCACTTCCGTGAGAACAAGAACGTGTATATCGCTGCTGGTGTTGGCGTCCTCGTCGGTGCTGCCGGCTGTGTCTTCCTGAAAGATTCATCCACACTTGTCTCGATTCGAGAGACTCTGAACTTCAAGTGGAAATCGCCGACGACAAATGTTGTTCAGTTGATCATTCCGCCACTTGGTGATGCTGGGAATGTTGTTCAGTGTGTTGAAACAGGAACGATCTATGCGAGTCAAGGTCAAGCAGCACGAGAGCTTGGTGTCCGTGCTACGGACGTCTCGAAGCATATGCATGGTGTTCAAGAGCACGTCGCTGGATTGCATCTAAAGCTTCTAGGCAAGGCTGGCGAACCACTCGCAGGATAAACCCGCCCTATAATGAGAACCACACTACCGGTCACCCGCTTACGGGAGGCTGACTACCCGCTTACGGGAAGTTGAAAAGTAGTGTGGTTCTCCTTTTGCCACGCAGGAAAACCACACCCTATAATGAGAACCTAGTATCTGGATCACCCGATAAGGGAGATCTGAATGGCCACCCGATAAGGGAGACCTACTTGCCACCCGATAAGGGAGACAACAGATACTAGGTTCTCATTTTTCTGCCTAAACTCAACGAAAGGAATTGTTATGTACTCACAGTGCAGAAAGCGTTACGGATTCTGGAACTTCATCGGAGACGTCCTCATGACGTGTCTCACAAGTGGGCTCTGGCTCATCTGGATCTTCGTTCGTGAGATGCGTCGTCGCTGACATGCGTCTCATATTCTGGGTCTCCATGCTGATCATCGCCGCAGGGTTCATCGCACGCTGGTACCGCGTCAGTGCGCCTCAGTCTCAGACAACAAATCTGCCGGAGACTTCCGGTGAAACGCTCGAAAGGAACACCGATGACGCTGCTTGACATCGCAAAGAAGGTTGAGAGACTTGCCATTGAGAACTCTCCGGCCATTCTGACAGCGATTGCTGTTACTGGATCACTGGCCACAGCATATCTTGCTGGTTCGGCCTCGTTCAAGGCTGCGGATCTGATTGCGGACGAGCAGTACCGCTTGGACCTGCACCCGACGGCACACCAGCTCGAAACCAAGGAGAAGTTCTACCTCGTATGGAAAGCCTATATCCCAGCCGCTGGTACGGGTGTCGTGACCATAGTGTGCATCATCGGCGCCAACCGTATCGGATCACGTCGGGCTGCAGCAGTAGCTGCCGCGTACACGATATCCGAGAAGGCATTCACCGAGTACCGGGAAAAGGTCGTCGAGAAGATGGGCGAAGCCAAGGAGCGGAAGGTCCGCGATGAGGTGGCGCAGGATCAGGTCAATCGGAATCCTGCCGGATCTCGAGAGATCGTCATCACTGGCAATGGCGACGTGCTCTGCTATGACGTCTTCTCGGAGCGATATTTCGAGAGCGACATGGAGACGCTCAAGAAGGCTCAGAACGATCTGAACTACACGCTCCTCAACGATGGTTATGCCTCTCTCGGGGACTTCTACGGCAAGATTGGCCTCTCTGCGATGCCGTATTCCGAAGAAGTTGGCTGGACGAGTGAGCATCTGATGGAGATGCAGCTCTCGACCACGCTTTCGGATGATCAGCGTCCGTGCATTTCGCTCGACTTCCGCGTGACACCTGTGCGGGACTACTACCGCGTTCACTGAGGCCTACGCCTCGCAAGAATTACGGGTCCTATAATGAGACCCATCCAACAAAAAGGAGAACCATCATGTCCGAGCAGATCCCCGACATCAGCACCCTTCCCACCAAGAAGTTCGCATTCCTCAACAAGACCAACGCCATCCGCGTCGCCGTCGCAGCCACCGCTGTCGCCGTCGTCGCAGTACTCGTCGTCAAGTTGAAGGACGGCGCCTTCGAGGACGAGATCGGTGACCTGACCGTCGTCGAGACCCCCGAGTCCTGACACACCCCCAAGTTTGACCCCTCGAAAGGAAAGGCTTTGTAACCAACAATTACAGAGCCTTTCCTTTTTGCTTTGACCAATGATAAGGAATACTAGATGCAACACAAAGATTTCGAACGCGTTCTCGATCAGCAGATCAAGATGTGTCAGGATGTTCTGGTCGTCAAATCCGGAAGCTACTCGACTGAGTCAGACAAACTGCACAACTTCAAGGTTGCCGCCGATATTCAGGGATGCACGATCCCGCAGGCGGTTGCCGGGATGATGGTCAAGCACACGGTCTCGATCTATGACATGTGCGCCAGTGACAAGGGCTTCGACATGGAGATCTGGGACGAAAAGATCACAGACCACCTGAACTACCTGTTCTTGCTCAAGGCAGCAGTGCTCGAAGAGGCCTACGACACGCTTCCGTGGGCACTGCTTCCCTATTTCGAGTCGGGACCACCCGCTCCGTCGGCTCACGCCACAGTCAACACGGACGGCTCTATCCACCTGCATTGCACTGAGATCTGAGAGGCATACCCATGCATGATCGTCTTACCAAGATCCAATACGTCGCTTTCATCGCTGGTGCTTCGGTTGGACTCCTCATGGCCCGAGGGTTCATTGCTGGCGTCAACAAGGTCTTCCCGCCCAACCCCATCAAGAACTGAAAGGCACACCCATGCTCAAGAAAGACATCACATACCAGGACCTCGACGGCAACTCCCTCACGGAGACCTTCTGGTTCAACCTCTCCAAGGCTGAGATCGCCAAGATGGAGCTCAGCAAGAACGGCGGGGGCCTGACCGGCTACCTCAAGGCCATCGTGGAGGCAGAAGACGGAGAGGCCATCGTCACTACCTTCGAGGAGATCTTGACCAAGGCCTACGGCATCCGCAATGCGGACAACAAGGGCTTCGACAAGTCTCCTGAGATCTCGAAGCACTTCATGTCGACCGATGCTTATTCGGTTCTGTTCATGGAGCTCGTGACGGACGCTGAGGCAAGCTCGGCCTTCATTCGGGGGATCGTTCCGGCAGATCTCAGCGAGAAGATGGACGACACCGTCCTTCCGGCTGGAATGCTTCCGAAGTCTGACTTCCGTCTCGAGAGTGTAGGGACGGATCTTCACAGTGCGGCTGAGACGGTCTCTGCTGCGGTCGAGACGGCAAAGACGTCGAACATGACTCTCGACGAGATGAAGGCTGCGATCCGCAAGGCCGAAGAGAACAGCCAGTAGTTCATATTTGCGAGATGGGAGTTAGCAAGGGTCCTTTCTCAGGGGTCTCGCCCTATTCCGGATGCTGACTTATAAACGCCAGCCGACGTTCCCATATCATGTGCCCACCTCGCAGAAACTCCACGCCCTATAATGAGACCCCTATGAAAGGAACACCACCATGACCAAAACTGACATCACCAAAGCTGTCGTTCGCAACATCGTTGGCTACACCACTTCGTTCACTATCGCAAACCTCATCCGTCGCAACCTCCAGACAGAATCCACCATTGAAACGGTCGAGATCTATGTCGGGTCGGTTGTCGTCGGTGCCATGATTGCCGAGAGTGCACAGAAGTACGTAGACAAAGAGATTGACGACCTGACCGCCGCGTGGAAGTCCATGAAGACCACCATGAAAGCCAACCAGAACTAGACCCTCAAACCCACAGCCCCTAACACGGGCTTACGGTTTGCTTTTTTGACAGAGGACTAATTATGGAATATCCCGGCAACAGTTATGCCATGCGAGGCGAGATGAAGCGCGTTGCCAGCGAAGATCCAAGCACATATCAAAACACCTCTGGCCATTACTACGTTCGACTCAAATACACGGTGTGGCCTGAACTCTACGGGGACGAACTCCCGATTCCTTTTCCGACTCTCAAAGCAGCACTATTCTTTGCTGAGATCAACATCACGTCCACAGTAGTTCGTGCTCGTGTGTACACGCCATCCGGCACTCTGGTCACTATATTTGCCTACTCCAATAGTGGGACAGTACGCAATGACCTTCTCTCTTAGATTGAGGACAAAATGGTTAGCGAATTCCCCAGCAACAGCAAGAACCCTACGAACGAAAAGAAGTCGAAGGAAGAGCCGAAGAAGGTCGAGCGGGTCATTCAGGGCGAAGTCATTCGTCGAAAGAAGCCGATGCTGCGACGTCTCAAGGACACCTTCGGCGGTGGCGACGCCAAGGGCGCTGTCAGTTTCGTTCTGATCGACGTGATTCTTCCGATGACGAAGGACATGGTTGCTGACGCGGTCAGTCAGGGCGCCGAGCGAATGATATTCGGTGAGTCGAGGTCTACGAGTCGTCGAAGTGGTCGTCATTTCGGAAGCGGCTCGAACAACCACACCAACTACCAGAAGTCGTTCCGAGGAGGCTCTCGTGACAACTACCGAGACGATCCTCGGGCAAACCCGACACGCAAGGCACGAGCAAGCTTCGACTTCGAAGACATCATCATCCCCACGCGCGCTGAGGCTGAGGACGTTATCGACCAGCTCTTTGAGTTGATCTCGAAGTTCGAGGCAGTCACCGTCGCGGAACTCTACAGTCTCGTAGGTGTCACACCGACCTACACCGACGAGCAGTGGGGCTGGTACGACCTTCGTGGTGCAGGACCGACCCGGATCAGCAATGGATATCTGCTTGAACTCCCGAAGCCGGAACCTCTCGACTGATGGCGAGCAACAGCAAAGAGCGAGAGTTGTTGAAGACTGTATATCCCAGCAAGCAGTGGGCTGAGAAAGTCAACAACATGACCACCGCTCAAGTCATAGCCGTAGTTATGCGGCTCAAGATGCAGAACAAACTTTAAGGAGTCAAGCATGAATCTGAAACTCACAACGATTAAGAACGCCATCACGTCGAAGGCGGCACGACAGATCCTCGTCACTCAGAAGCACTCACCCACGCTGCTTTTCGGTGCGGGCGTCGTTGGTGTCATCGCAACAGTGGTGCTTGCCTCTCGGGCAACGCTATATCTGGATGCTGCCATTGACGAGACCAACGATAAGCTGGTCAAGGCATGGGACATGCACGAGGAGAACAAGAACTACACAGACAGCCAGTGGAACCGCGACAAGCTCACCATCCGTTCTCGTGGTGCCATGCAGATCGCCAAGTTGTACTGGCCGGCAGTCACCGTGGGCGTCATCTCCATCGGTTGCCTCAGTGGTTCACACGTCATTCTCACCAAGCGCAACGTTGGCTTGACCGCAGCATACGCCGCTGTCGAGAAGGGTTTCGCCGAGTATCGGGCGAGGGTCACCAGCGAGTTCGGTGAGGACAAGGATCGTGAGCTTCGCTACGGGACCGAGATGCATGAGGTCATCTCCGAGACGTCCAAGGGTGAGCATATTGTCACGAAAGTTCCGAGGGTTGGTCCCAATGGCTCGTCGATCTACGCCAAGTACTTCGATGAGTTCAACAAGAACTGGAACCGGGAAGCGGACTACAACCGGATCTTCATCCAGTGCCAGCAGGACTACGCCAACCACCTGCTTCACGCTCGTGGGCACGTCACTCTCAACGACGTGTATGACTCCCTCGGTATCGAGCGGAGCACCGCAGGATTCGTCGTCGGCTGGGTTCTGAACAAGGACGGTAGCGGAGACAATTTCATCGATTTCGGTGTATACGACAACACCCAGAAGGCCCGAGACTTCGTCAACGGCCGAGAGGGTTCCATTCTGCTCGACTTCAATGTCGACGGCGTCATCTACGACAAGATCTGAAAGGATCGAAATTATGAACGCAAAGCCGAAGCCCCCGACCAAGAAGACTCCTACCCTGAAGCAGACTGCATGGGGTAAGAACTTCCTCCCCGATCAGGGCCCGAAGATCAATGGGTCCTCACTGCAGTACACGTCCAACTCGTCCAAGTCCTTTCAGATTCCGGAGGCTCGCGCATGAATCGCCCCGAGATCGTCTCTGGTTGTGGTGGCATTGTTCTCGGCCTAAGTGTTGGAGGTGCTGTTGCCTTCGTTCTCGTGAAGAAAATGGAGGCGAAGTACAACCTCATCGCTGAGAAAGAGATTCAGGAGGCGAAGAAGTTCTACTCGTCCAAGTTCAAGACGGGCGACTTTGCCTCACCTGAGATGATGGTCGCAAGTCTTGGTATCGACTCTCCGGACGAAGTACTGCCATCAGTCAAGGATGCTGCCGAAGCCCTCGTCAGTTACAAGGCCGACGGTGAGGTCATCGAGACTGACAGCGATATCGTCGCTCTCGTTGAGCGTGAGATGAACGAAGCTGAACCGATCGAAGAGATCAACGCTCGTCTCAACAAGATGCCCGAGCAGGTTCGGAACATCTTCAAGGACGCAGAGCCCGATCCCACGGGTGTCTTCGATTACAAGGAGGAGTTGAAGCATCGTACAAAGACGACTCCATACGTGATCTCGCATGACGAGTTCATGGAGAACGAAGAAGAGCACAGTCAGGTCTCGGTCACATATTTCGAGGGTGACAACGTCATCACCGATGAGAAAGACGAGATCCTTGAGGATGTCGACAACACCATCGGCGAAGTCAACCTCGAGAAATTCGGACACGGCTCCAAAGACAGCAAGATCGTCTACGTCCGGAATGATCGGCTCGACCTTGACTTCGAAGTGGTTCTGAGTCATGGCAAGTACACCGAGGAAGTTCTCGGATTCCTCGAGCACTCAGGCGAAACTCGTCACTCTCGTGATGGTCGCTCCAAGATCCGCCGATTCAGGGGTGACGATGAGTGATGAGCGAGCCACTGGATGATCTATATCTGACGTGGCTCTACAGTCAAACCGGCTCTGTCAAGCTCAAGAACCCAGCAAGGACCTACTGGTCCCTTCTCAGACTGCTCTATACCAAAGAGTTCGTCTGGATAATCCCAAATGATGACAACCGAGTAGAGGACGGGCGTGACCTAAGAGACGAGTTCTGTGCGGTCCACAATATTGACGATGCGGATCAAGAGTGGATGGACATGGGCTGCTCCATGCTCGAGATGATGATTGCCTTATCGCGGAGGCTCGCCTTTGAAGCTGAGGGTGAGCCCCGCGACTGGTTTTGGCAGATCATTACAAACCTCGAGTTGCGACATTACAACGACAAAGTTCGTATCCCACTAGATGAATTGGACGAACGTCTCAACATGATCATATTCCGGACGTACGATCCGGATGGTCAAGGAGGACTCTTCCCACTGAAGTGGCCTGAAAGGGATCAACGCGACATCGAAATCTGGTACCAATTAGCCGGTTACATCATGGAAAGGGATAACTAAGCATGGACGGGATCGAGGTCTGGTTAGAGATCGAAGAGGCGCCAAGATATCTTGTAAGCAGTCTTGGTCGCGTTCAAAACCGTATGACTGGTCGGATACTAAGTCAAAGTCCAAATACGAGAGGTTATCCAAAAGTTCGATTGGTAATTGGTAATCGATCGTGGACCAGATCTGTTCATAGACTCGTTTCGGAAGCTTTTTTCGATGGTGATCACACAGGTCTTGAACCAAACCATGGTGACGGACAAAAACATAACAACTACATAGCAAATTTGGAGTGGACTACGCATAAGAAAAATATGATACATGCTGTTCGAACTGGACTGTTTACGCCTTCGGGAGGATCTAAAAAGGTTCCGATACGAATCGTGGAGACAGATGAATTTTTTGACAGCATAAGTTCGTGTGCTAGAGCCATTGGTGGTAGACACGGGTCCATTCAACAATGTTTAGATGGTCGTCAACGATCACATAAAGGTTACACATTCGAGTATGTTGATGACTAACTCTGTCAAATAGAAAGGAGGGTAGATGGATTTCTATCAGATGTGTACCCGAGAGAACAAGGGCGTACTGGACCTATATCCAGACTTTACAATCGGTAGGTCAAAGGATCTCATGGTGCGAGGGCATTCGTTCTATGCAATTTGGGACGAAGAGCGTGGCCTATGGTCCACCGATGAGTATGACGTTCAGCGTCTCGTAGATGCAGAACTTCGGAAGTACACTGAAGACTCTCTTTCGTCGTCCGGAATCACGCACAACGTGAAGTACCTGCAGTCGTTCGGCAGCAATAACTGGACTCAGTTCCAGAGTTTCATGAAGAATGTCAGTGATAACAGCCACCAGTTGGACGAGAAGCTCACTTTCGCAAACTCTGAGACGAAGAAGTCCGATTACGTCAGTCGGAGTCTTCCATATCCTCTAGCCGCTGGTGATTATAGTGCGTGGGACGAACTCGTAGGAACGCTGTACTCCGTCGAGGAACGCGCAAAGATTGAATGGGCCATTGGTGCAGTAGTTTCTGGAGACTCGAAGAAGATTCAGAAGTTCATTGTTCTTTACGGTCCTGCTGGTACCGGGAAGTCAACAATTCTGAACATAATCCTGAAGATGTTCGAGGGCTACACCACAACATTCGAGGCGAAAGCTCTCGGATCAGCCAACGGCTCATTTGCCACAGAAGTCTTCAAGAACAACCCCCTAGTTGCGATCCAACAGGATGGGGATCTCTCCAAGATCGATGACAACACCAAACTGAACTCGATCATTGCTCACGAAGACATGACTATGAATGAGAAGTTCAAGCCTAGCTACACGGCCAAGGTGAACGCCTTCTTATTCATGGGTACCAACCAGCCAGTCAAGATCTCAGATGCGAAGTCTGGGATTATTCGACGTCTGATCGACGTGCATCCGACTGGCGTCAAGATTCCCGTGAACCACTACCACACTTTGATGTCCAAGATCGACTTCGAGTTGGGTGCTATTGCCCAACATTGTCTCGAGGTCTATCAGCGTATGGGGAAGAACTACTACAACGCGTATCGTCCACTTGAGATGATGTTGCAGACAGACATATTCTTCAACTTCATCGAAGCGAACTACGACGTATTCAAAGAACAAGACGGTGCCACACTCAAGCAGGCGTACCAGTTGTACAAAGAGTTCTGCAGCGATACCGGCATCGAACGCGTTCTTGCTCAGTACAAGGTTCGTGAGGAGTTGCGAAACTACTTCGAGGACTTCAAGGATCGTGTCACTATCGATGGGATTGTCATGAGGAGTTACTACTCGGGTTTCACCGCCCGTCCCTTCAAGGCTCCGTCGAAAACCGACACGAGTTTCTCTCTGGTCATGGACGAGCGTGAGTCTACGTTTGATCAAGACTATGCAGAGTACCCTGCTCAGTATGCCAACGCAGACGAGACGCCTCTTCACAGATGGTCGTCAGTCAAGACAACGCTTGCTGATATTGACACGACCAAGGTTCACTTTGTTCAGATCCCAGAGAACCATATTGTGATCGACTTCGACCTCAAGAATGAACTGGGCGAGAAGTCTCTTGAGCAGAACCTGGAAGCAGCAAGCTTCTGGCCAGCAACATACGCTGAGATCAGCAAGGGTGAGGGAGGCGTTCACCTTCACTATATCTATGACGGTGACGTCTCTGAACTCGCACCTGAGTACTCAACGGGTATCGAGGTTAAAGTCTATACGGGCAAAAGCGCACTGCGCCGAAAGCTCACCAAATGTAACAACGTACCTGTGGCGTCCATTAACAGTGGGCTCCCCATTAAGGAGAAGAAGATGCTCCACACGAACACCATCACCAGCGAGAAAGGTCTGCGTGACCTGATCATTCGGAATCTTCGTAAGGAGATTCATCCGGGGACCAAGCCTTCGATCGACTTCATCCAGAAGATCCTCGACGACGCCTACGACTCAGGCATGGCGTATGACCTGACCGACATGCGCTCTACCATCATGGCGTTTGCTAGCAACAGCAGCAACCAGCCCATGCAGGCGCTCAAGATCGTGCAGAAGATGAAGTTCCAGGGGAAAGAGGACGCCCAGCCAACTGTCGCACAGGCTAAGGACGAACGAATCGTCTTGTTCGACCTCGAGGTCTACCCGAACCTGTTCGTCGTGTGTTGGAAGTACAAAGGCGATGCTGATGTCGCTCGGATGGTCAACCCGACAGCGCAGGATGTTGAGGCGTTGTTCAGATTCAAACTGGTGGGGTTCAACAACCGTCGGTATGACAACCACATCCTCTACGCACGCTACCTCGGGTACAGCAACGAGCAGTTGTATATCCTCTCGCAGAAGATCATCAACAACGATCACGGCGCAATGTTCGGTGAGGCATACAGCCTCTCATACGCCGACATCTACGACTTCACCTCGAAGAAGCAGAGCCTGAAGAAGTACGAGATCGAGTTGGGGATTCATCACATGGAGATGGACCTTCCGTGGGATGAGCCTGTGGCCGAAGAGGATATTCCTCGTGTTGTGGAGTACTGCTGCAACGACGTCAATGCCACTGAGGCAGTTCTTGACGACCGCAAACAGGACTTCGTCGCTCGAAGCATTCTCGCTGATCTGAGTGGTCTTGAGATCAACGACACCACACAGAAGCACACTGCGAAGATCGTCTTCGGGAATGACAAGTTCCCGCAAAAGCAGTTCCAGTACACCGATCTGAGCAAGGAGTTCCCGGGGTACGTATTCGACCTCGGCAAAAGCACGTACAAGGGCGAGGAGGTTGGTGAGGGAGGCTACGTCTACGCGGAGCCTGGCATCTACGAGAACGTCGCACTTCTGGATATTGCGTCGATGCATCCGACAACCATCGATGTCCTGAACATGTTTGGGGACTACACGAAGAACTACATCGACCTGAAAGATGCTCGTCTGGCTATCAAGCACGGCGAGTACGACTGGGCTCGGAAGCTCTTCGGTGGAAAGCTGAAGCCATATCTCAAGGACGAGAAGGATGCAAAGGAGCTTTCCTACGCACTCAAGATCGTTATCAACATCGTCTATGGGTTGACTTCAGCGAAGTTCGACAACCCATTCCGAGACACTCGCAACACGGACAATATCGTGGCTAAGCGTGGTGCTCTCTTCATGATCGATCTCAAGGAGTATGTCCAGAGCGAAGGATTCACTGTTGCTCACATCAAGACTGACTCGATTAAGATCCCGAACGCAACACCTGAGATCATCGAGAAGGTCTCTCTCTTTGGTTCCAAGTATGGCTACGACTTCGAGCATGAGGCGACCTACACCAAGTTCTGCTTGGTCAACGACGCTGTCTATATCGCTCGGATCGATGAGAAAGAGAACCCGAATACGAAGTCTTGGATCGCGGTTGGTGCGCAGTTCCAGCACCCATTCGTATACAAGACTCTGTTCGACGTTCAGGCTGTCACGTTCGATGACTACTGCGAGACCAAGCAGGTCACTCAGGGTTCGATGTACCTGAACTTCGATGCTGTCCAGAGGCCAATGTTCATGGCGGAAGGAATGCACTTCGTTGGACGATGTGGTCGTTTCGTTCCTGTCACTCCAGAAAGCGGTGGCGGAGTTCTCGTTCGAGTCAAAGATGAGAAGCAGTACGCCGTGACGGGTACGAAGGGTTTCTTCTGGGTAGAAGCTGACGTGGCCAAGAATGTTGGTTGGGTTATCGATCCTGAAGATGACCCAACGAGTGACGCTGTTGTCATCGACATGGCCTATTTCGATCACCTCACTCGTGATGCAATCAAGACCATCAACAAGTTCGGCGACTTCGAGGAGTTCGTGTCATGACTGAGTTGGAGTTGTTGCACCGTGCTCACAAATTATTGAATGATGCTTCCGAAGTGCGATTCAGCATGGTTGAGAAAGTCGTTCCTCTCGCAACAGAGGCTCTTGCCTGCATAGCTTTGGCAGCAGAACTTCGTATTCGTAGGGAGAACGATGCTTGATCAGCCGATGGCCCGGGAGGTTTGTGATCACTCCTGGGCTTGGGTGCATCCTGCAGGAGCAAAGCATTCCGCAAGAATCTGTATGTCCTGTCATGAGCCCTCAGCAGAGTGGCTTAACACAATTATTGAAAAGGGAGACATCATGGACGCACCGTTTCAGGTCATTGCCCGAACGATCGTCATGGAGTACGTCAACGAGCACCTCGAGAAGACGGACAACGTCACGGCTGGTCTCGACGACATCTACGTGGTCTGGTGGTCCAAGACACTCCAGAACTGGAAGGCGATGGTCAGCACCACGCTTCCCGACGGGATGTACTACGAGGTCACCCACAACGGTGACAAGAACGAGACATATCTCGACACGTACAAGAAGTTTGACAACATCGTCATTTCGGACCTGAACCATGTGTGACTGCGAAGAGCGAATCCATGAAGGCATTCATTGCGGTAGCCCGGCGTGTGAGTGTCATCCATCCGAGTTTGTCTACATGAGTATCTCATTTCCTCGTGTAGGTCGAGAGACGGCCAAGGCGCTCGTCTTGACTCTCACAGAGGCGGCGGGTCTTATCCCGTACAACGTGTTCTTCGAGGCGTCGATCGACGAAGACGAGGACAACGATGGCTGACGTCGTCGAGCTTCCGGACCCAGTCTGTCACTGTCAGGGACGCGATCACCCGAAGATCAGGTGTGGTAGTGAGCATTGCCACTGTCACTGCGACCCGCACCGCTAGCGTTACCCCACGGCTCTTGGTCAAGGGGTTTGTGTTCTCTTGGGACTACCAGCGAACAATCATGGTAGAGATTGAGATCACAGACCCCTTGGCCATCGCCGAAATTCAGCGAGACCTCATAACAAAGAAGGAGGCTTTATGAAACACGAGATCAAGAAACATTTCCAAGAGAACAAACGAGTGTATCTCGTGGGTGCAGGGTGTCTTGTTGTTGGGGTTGCTGGAGCACTTATGCTTACGCGTAGCGATGCTCGAGTGACGGTAGACGCTTGGAAGTTCATCGAGTTCAAATGGAAGTCCCCAACGACAAACAACATAATGCAAACGGTCATGGAACGTCGAGGGCACCCGGGCTATGTTGTTCGATGTATTGAGACTGGCAAGAAGTTTGCAAGCCAAAACCAAGCTGCTTCTGAAATGGGGCTAAACGCGGGGAATCTTTGTTCGCATTTGAACGGTAAGTATGCTCACGTTCAAGGATTCACGTTTGAACGTCTTGGCGAAGCCATTGCCTCCGGGGTCGCATAAAATACACGCTCTATAATGAGACCAACCACTGGACGCCCGTTAAGGGTATCCGACAATGGACGCCCGTTAAGGGTATCCGACAATGGACGCCCGTTAAGGGTATCCAATACCAGACGCCCGTTAAGGGTATCGAAAAGTGGTTGGTCTCATTTGAACCCATAACGTATAGGAGACCCCAGAAGGGGACACCTTTGCCGGAGACCCCAGAAGGGGACACTGGTAGTTATGGGTTCTCATAAACAAGATTAGAACTCCAATCAACGAGTCACCCCTTTAGGGGAGGCCATGTTATGCACTGCAGGCTTGGGTTGTACACGGATTCTTGTTTTCTCATTTCTGCTTTCAAACAAAGAAGGAGTAGCAATTGTGCAGACATTTCTGCCATACGAAAGCTTCGAGGAGTCAGCACGAGTTCTTGACCGTCAGCGCTTAGGCAAGCAACGTGTTGAGGGTTACCAAATCCTCAAGGCACTTGTCCTAGGGACGGGATGGATTCATCATCCGGCAACAAAGCAGTGGGCTGGCCACGAGTTCTGGTTAGTGGACTACATTCTCGTCATGATCGACGAGTGGACACGTCGAGGCTACAAGGACTCCGTCCGGGACAAGATCGATGCTCTTCTTCTGGAGTATCCACTTCCTTTGTGTTCTCGTCCAGACTGGCTTGGGTATGAGCCATACCACGCATCACACCGAGCAAACCTTCTTCGTAAGGATCAGTTCTACTACGGTCAGTTCGGATGGACCGAAGATTCAACCACGCCATATTACTGGCCATCGCACAACAACTAAGGAGCACTAAATATGGCTTACAACGACAACAACGTTCTCATGGAGGACGTTCGTATCATCTTCCGAAACTTCGCTGGCAAGGAGGGGATGTACAACCGAGAAGGCGACCGCAACTTCGCAGTTCTCCTCGATCCTCAGCTCGCGGAAGCGATGTCCAAGGACGGCTGGAACGTCAAGACCCTCAAGGCGCGAGAAGAGGAGGACGAGCCTCAGGCATATCTGCAGATCTCGGTCAACTTCAAGGGCCGTCCGCCGCAGATCGTCATGATCACCTCTCGTGGTCGCAACCATCTCGGTGAAGACGAGGTCGAGCTTCTGGACTGGGCAGACATCCGTCAGACGGACCTGATCATCCGGCCCTACGAGTGGGCTGTCAACGGCAAGACTGGAGTCAAGGCATATCTCCAGTCGATCTACGTGACCATCGAGGAAGACGCACTGCAGCTCAAGTACGCCGATGTGCAGGACATCCAGTCTCGCAGCGGACGTACCGACGACCGGGAGGACTGATGGACGAAGAGTTCATTCGACCGGCAACCTGTCAGTTCTGTCTCGCTGATCCGAAATACACCGGCTTGGGTCCTGATCCAACAAAAAGATGTCCTGTCTGTGGATCGGCATACTGTGGCCCTCGTCGATCTAAAGAGTATGTAACCCTAGTTGAGGCGCAACTCGTCTCGAGAGAGGACTGACATGGACAGCGATACCTGGGTTCAGAGGATTCGGGCATGGTGGAACTGGACGTTCTACTACCGCGTGACACGAAACCGGGAGCAGTTGCTTCTGTGGTTTGTCGGTCATCTGCCTCGAGAGGTTGCCTATCGTGCAGCCATTCGGGTGATTGCTGACGCGACTACCGGTGCATATGGCAACCAGAACGTTCCGGAGTTGTATGCCATGGATGCAATCGAACGTTGGCCAAAGCGTCTGGGTGGTGATCGTACTAACAGAAAGACTAGGGACGATCAAGTTCTTCTGACTGATGAGCAGCTCGGCCGGTACACCTATCAAGACGATCAGAGATCTCACGATCTTGCTGTAGCGATCTGTCACACAGTCGATTACATCGGCACGGAGAACCTTCCGGCAGTTCCGGGTTGGTCTTGGTTTGATGCCCTCGATCAGCATTATCCAGAGATGGCTCAGCAGTTCGTTTCCGGTCGTGTCGGTGAGAAGGGTGGTCGATGCTCATCTTGTCATACCATGCAGACGATTCGTTACGGGATGATCAGAGCGCATGCCGACTCGAACGAGAAGATCTGTTCGGGTTCAGGGTTCCCTCCGCTTGATCCACCTCTGAACGTGTCGAACGGTGAATAGCTCACACATATTCACGTACTGGAATGGTCTTCCCACAACAGCTTCACGTGGGACGGCCGTAGTCGCTGACGCACCAGAGTTCTCCCTTTACTGGGCAAGGGCTTTGGTGGGTCAGCGCATTCCAGTTGTGAAGGTCTACCTTGACGGCGTGAACTACGGCGGGGGTATCACATATCTCGACAACCGCGATGGCTCAGGGTGGCATAAGGTCACTGCGGGTCGCGGTTCGTCGAGGTATGCACACGGAGAAGTGTCCATCGAAGAAGACAGCTTTGAGGAAGATCATGCATAACGAAGCGGTGCAGACTCTTATTCTGTTGGAGCCTGACGAAGCACACACAGATAGCTGCAGAGCACACAAGGACCCGTCCAAGTGCAACTGCTATCTTCTCCAGAATGCCAAAACTCGAGTCACCGCGCTGGAGCAGGCGGGGTGGACAAATATCAGGAGGCACTCAGTATGAACGAAGCGAAGCGTTACCGCAGGAAAGCTCGAGCCATCGACAAACTCATCCCAACAGACGACATCGTTCTCGAAGCGATGCAGTTGACTGGTCGTCCTGTTGAGACCATGCATGTCTGTGAGTGGATTCGAGACAGCGGATATCCATGGCTTCTCGGAAACGCGACTCAGCCCGAAACGCTTGTGCCCGAGGGTGGTGGAAAAGCCGGCGACCCCGGTATCTATCTCGACCCAGCAACGGGAGAGCTTGTCGTTCGAATGCGCGATCACGATGAGCGGGGTAAGTATGGGGAGTGGTGGCTTCATTTCCCTGACGGAAGTTTTCGAGCGTACTCTCCGGAGTTCTTTGCAGCCATGTACGAACCGCTCAACGACTGATCCCAACCACCCGCCCCCAGTACTAAGAAGGAGTAAATGTGTCTACCACGATCCCCAAAGAGTTCGTCGGAACGCCCACAGTCACCCCCGGAAAGATTGCTGATTTTACCGAGTGGTATGTGAGCATGCTCGGCGACATGGACAAGGCTAGCGACATGGATGACGCCCTCTACTACTGGGGGTTCAGCGATGCGATGGAGTCAGTACTTACGGTTCTCCACAACAATACCGCCGAAGCTGTCAAGGTCGTAGTCAAGCCGGGTCGTCATCTCATCACCAAGAAGCGTGTCATCATCGGCGTGACGATCTTTGTCTTGTACAAGAACCGGACTCGAATCAAAACCAAGCTCAATGAGGTCAAGGACCACCTCAAGCACATCTGATCTACACAAACTCTGAAAGAGGAATCGAATTATGTCTTTGAAGCCAGTGAAGTATGTCCGCAAGCCGTTCTACATCGACGCCATACAGGTTACCACAGAGAACCTCAACGAGGTTGCCAAGTGGTGCCAGGGTGAGGTGCGCTGGGCATGCAGAGACCCCAAGGGGACTGCTGAGAAGGATGCGTACGTCAAGGTCCGTGTTCATCGTCCTCTGAATGAGCGTCAGACTCAGGCCTTCGTCGGTGACTGGGTTCTGTATGCCGGAACCGGGTACAAGGTCTACACCCTCAAGGCGTTCACCAACAGCTTCGAGGTTGTTGACAGCGTCTCGAGGTATGAGATGGAGCGGATCGAGAACGAGCGTGAGGCAGAGGCCAAGATCGTCCGTGAAGAGAAGTTCAACCAGATCGAGCTCACCGAGAAGATCGAAGAGCTCATGACCGTCAACCAGCAGGCAGTGCTTGCTCCCGTCGAATTCAAGGAAGCCTGACATGAACGAGCACACGGCCAACGTGGCCACCATCACCATCATTGTCCTCGGGGTTTTGGCCCTGAAGGTTCTCAAGAAGAAGGGTTTGTTATGAGCGAACAGCCTGCAGTTCCCGCAGTGACCCAGATCGTCATCCCGCCGAAGCCCCGGCCGACGCGTGAGCTTGAGATCGAGGCTGACATGGCCGTTCGATATCTCGAGCAGTTCACTCGCAGTGACCGGCTTGACCCGGACCTGCGGATGGCGATGACGGGCATGGGTGTCTTCTGTGTTGGTGTGATGGTTATCGCCGTCAAGGCGGGCATCGCACAGGAAGCACGGATGACTTCTACGTTGAATGGGTACGTCGATCAGCTCAACGCTTTGGTCGAGATGTCTCAGGTCAACGCGCTGTAACAACTCCTCTGGGGGAGTCTAAACCGCTTAAGCCCAGAGCGTCGGGACTCGATTTGTAGGGGGTCGGGTCCCGGGTGGCTGTGAAGGACAACACAGAAGTCTAATTGACGGTAGCCTGTCGATATAGATCTAAATAAAAAACCGGTTCGTGGTTTACCCCGCGAGGGGATCGAAGAGGATCGACTACTCCAAGTCGAAACTCGATTACCTTTATGCATGGAGCTTAAGGTAAACGAACGACGGTGGTGGGGCTATGGACAGCGACAGGTTCTTAGCCCCACTGCCCTTTAACCCACCCAAATTTTGAAGGAGATCGGCATGACCAAAGCTCGGCGTCAGGGTTTCTATACCCGAGGCAAAAGTAACCGCAGCAGCAAGCGTCTGTACATGACTGGATCTCCGGTCGAGAAGCTCATCAACTTGATTGAGCGCGAGGCCAAGCACAACCCACACGCAAGCGCTTTGCAGAGGAAGCGTGACGAAGACGCACGAGCCTTCCGGCTCAGCGAAAACCAAACCAAAATTTCAGAAAAGGAATTGTCATGAAGAAGTCCATTGCTTCGATCATCGCTATCTGCACCATAGCTTTTCTGTCTGCCTGCTCCAGTCCTGCTGTCGAGGACGCTGCATCGGTAGCCGCTCCGGTTGCCGTCGTCACCACCACGGAGGCTCCTGTGTCTTGGAACGGTACTTGGAAGGCCGAGGGAATGTCGGCTGTCATCAAGGACAATCTCATCACGATCAACATCGTCTCTCCCGACACCACCTCGCTCTACTGGCAGGGTGACTGGGATATGAGCAAGCCGGCTAAGGATGGGACTGACATGGTCTCGATCGGGGATGTCGCAGCAATGAGTGCGTCGATGCTCGGCTCGCAGGACAACAAGAAGGCCTTCTCTTTTGAGAACGATGAGCTGAAGTTCTCGTTCTCGATGATGGGGACCACCAAGACCATTCGTCTGAAGAAGTAGGGGCTATGAAGATCAAGTGTGAGAAGCACAACCGTAGGGTCATGATCATCCCAAAGCCGCTGGGTATTCCTCAGGTCACTCTTCATCGAGATGACGGGTCACACTGCGATCTTCTCGGCGCATACATCATGGGTAAGAAGGTCGTATCTTTTCGTGCGATTGATCACCACATCATGGTCATGAAGGAGCTCAAGTGACTCAGAACGTTTTCGACAACGCTGAGCCAGACCCAACGGTTCCGGGGATGACCTTGGAGAAGCTCAACGCGATGATCAAGTCAGAGAACATCTGGCATGAGGGTCAAGTCGCTCTGGACCTCAGTCGGTACGAGGCAACTGCTCGCACTGAGAAAGCTCGTCACGATTTTCGACTGCAGGAACTCGAGATGATCATCACGACTCTCAAAAGTCTGCCTAGAGGAGAACAATGAGCATTTTCACACTGTCCGAGGATGACCCAATCGTTATTCGGGCGAAGGGTCTCAAGGATGCAGGCATGACTGAGGTCGGCTTCATTCCCGAAGACGAGTACGGCTGCAAGATCTACGGTCGGAACGAGTACGGACGACTGATGCTCATCGGCATTCACTCAAAGAGCTACGGGTGCCCGAAGAAGAGCACCGACAGCATCCAGATCACAGCAAGTCTACTAAGGAGGTGATCGGCATGAGACCCAAGTCCAACACCCACGCACTCTGAGTATAGCTCGTCGCCGGCCCATAACTGAATAGCGCTGCACGGCACCTCATAGGGCTGTGGGAACTCACTCGATATCGAGGAGTAAAGAGGTTCGAACCCTCTTCAGCGCACGATCCTTTAAACGGTCATTACTAAGGTGGTGATGTCATGCAACCGAGCGTTAAACGCGCTCACGCTTTCCGTTAAGGAGTTGGTGGGGATCTCTAGCCGGGGTTCCCACCGCTCTGACAAACCCAAATTCAACCAAAGGGAACCAAAATGAGAACCACTAAACTGACGACTCCCAAGATGAACAAAGACCTCGCATCAGACAAGCCTGCTGGTTACTGCCGAGAATGTGCACACTTCATTCTCCTCAACAACGAAACCGGCATGGTCCGCAAGCATGGTCGTAAGGCTGACGGTGTGTACTGCAAGGGCTCGCATCGTGCGCCTTCGAAGGCTGCAGACTCATATCTCGTGAAGGACTGGACCCCTCCGCGTAGAAGCTCGTAGGAATTACACGCCATATAATGAAGAGAAGACCCTTAATCAGGTAAGTAATCGACAGGCCTAAACGAACCTCGACTACCGAGGATTATTATGGTCTTCTCTATTTGCCTCACCCCTACTTGTAAGGATCATCATGATTGTCATCACCAAAGCTAAAGCAAAGATGCTTCGACCCGGAATGGTATTTGACATCTTCGGTAAGTGTGCGCTCATCATCTACGCAGAGCCAAACACCTCGGGCATGATCGTGATTCGCTTCGACGTCATTGGCGTCGACGACACGAGCTACAGCGTTCTCATCGTACAGCCCGACATGCTCTTCAATCTCGTCAACCTCGGTTAGGAAACCCGATCATGGCTTCACGTAAAGCTTCATACTACGACATCGGCTACGACCTTCTCTTCGCTGTCGATGCAATTATGCAGGAAACCGGAGACCCCGAGAAGATGGGAAAGCGATTCTGGGAGACGTTCGTGCCCTTTGTCGAGCGCTACAAGCTTGCTGACGTCCCCCACGAGGCTGTGGAGGAGAAGGCGCTTCCACATGCTAGCTGACTACCAAATCAGTGCTGCAGTCAACAGCAGATCACTGATACATCAGGGGCTGAACATCAAGGGCTTCAACACAGCACACCTCAACCCAGCCTCGTATGACCTGACACTGAGTTCCATCGTGAGACCGGTGAGATTCGATCTGCCAGACATCATCGACGTGGCGTGTGTGCCTCCCGACTACACATATCCACATGACATGGCGGATGAGGGGTTCACCCTGCTACCTGGAGACTTTCTCCTAGGGGCTACGAACGAAGTGATTGAGTTGCCACTTACTCTCTCTGCGAGGGTTGAAGGGAAATCTTCCCTCGGGAGAATTGGGCTGGCTGTTCATATCACTGCGGGTTTCATTGACCCCGGTTTCCATGGCAGCATCACGCTCGAGATTGTCAACATGTTAGGACGACCGATCATCCTTCGTCAAAACATGCGCATTGCCCAAATCGCTTTCACACCGATGAGCGGTACTCCAGATCAGGGATACGCCTTGACTGGGCACTACCAAAACCAAGGCTTGAACGGAGAACCGATCGAGTCCCGCTACAAAATGTAAGGAACCCAATTATGATCGACCCGATGAATCTGATCAACGGCAAGGGTATGGCTCTTCGATACAAGGTTGGCACACCTGCTGTTCGTATGTGGGAACTGCGTAACGATGACTTCCCAGTGCCCATTCACACCCCTCTGGTGGTCGGCATTCCGATGTGGGATGTTCGTGAGGTAGATGCGTGGTGGGTTATCAACGTCGACATACCTTCTAGAAACAGAGGCACCAAATGAAGTTCGACTTCGAGACCCTTCACCCCAACCACAAGTTCGCCTTCCTCGATGGGTTCCTCTGTGGTGCGATGGCTGCATATCTGGTCTACCGCATCGTCGAGGACAACAAGTCGTTCGCGAAGCCGGCTCTTAAAATCGTTCCTGACCCAGCGACGATCGTCTACACCAAGGACCAGTAGAGTCCATCACCAAAAGGCTAGAACCCACATATCTCGGGTTTTAGTTTTGCCTCGACTAAGGAGAAAACATGCAAAAACGACACGTCAAGGTCTGGGTCACGAAGACAAATCACGTGTGGGCTTCCGAAGCGACTGGTCTACCTCTCGAAGAAATCAAGCGGCGCTACGAAGAGGCACATGCTCAGAAGGTTGTCTGCACGATCACAGCGACATTCTACGGAGACTATGAAGAGGACTACGCGAACCAGTACGGAGTCCTTCGTAGTCGTTGGGAAGAGTACCGAGATTCCGAGCGACAGAAATCCCGGCGCACTATCCCATTCGAGGACTGGCGTGATGAGGGTCCACAAGGCGAGATACGAGTCTAAGGAGAAGTCATGACAATCACCAGCTTGAAAATCACCCCAGAGACCTACTCTATCTACCTTACCATTCCGGGAATCGAGCACTACTCTTTGATGATGGTCAACCGGATGCATGTGATCATCCAGCTCGGTAAGGTTGGTTATCTCGAAGAGCGTGAGTTCCACGAGTTGTACAAGTACGTGGGATCACCGTCTTTGACCAAACCAACCGCAATCGAAAGGTTGTAGTCATGACTGATCCTGAATACTCAAGCGTCAAAATTGTTGTCACAACGGGCGACTCTGAGACTACATATGAGATCCCCATCGTGAAAAACTTCGAGGTGGACGTCAAGCCTGAAGAGCCACCGATCAGGATGTCGGATCGGAAGTTCGATACAATGGAGATCGAGTCTCTGAGCTTCACGATGCATCCACTCAAGGATCTTGCAGGCAAGTATATGATCATCACTCAGCGACAAGAGGGAAAGAGGGTCTTGTGAAACTTAATCCCGATCGGGTACGACGTCACATGGCTCGGTCTACTCCAGATCGTGTTGAGCGATACTTCGACACCATCACGCCAGAGTTTGTAGACCAGCAACGCCAGTACCAAGAGTGGCTCAAGCAATTCGGTAAGCGTATGTCCATCAAACACAACCAAGCGCATGTCGAGGTCATTATCGACTCTGGTGGTGCTCGCTATCCCGGAGAAGTCCTCGTCATTGCTCGTCAGGTACCAAGAACGGAGTGGTGATGAACTTCCTGATCGTACAAGAATGCGGACGGACTTGGTATCGCCGGAGCAGTTGGCGAGGACCATTGTTTCGAACGTTCCATCACGGGTTTGCTGTTGGTCCGATCATGTTCATAGGAAGGAAGTGGCGCTCATGACACGCAAGGTTGTAGCTTTTGAGGGCAAGATCACTGTTGACGGTCGCTTCATTCTTCCTGGCGCGATAACGGTCAAGGAAGGCTTCATACCTGTAACGACCGACTGGTATAAGTCTGCCGCTGGTAGAGCAGGCTACTTCGAGAGAGATGATTCCACGGGAGAAATCTCGATGGATATCTCGATGCAGGGTGAACTTCCAGAGGGAATGAACACACATGTCTCCTTGTTTGAGATCGTGTCACATGTCGACGAGAACAACGTCATGGTCATCGAGTCTGCAGTTCTCAAAGGAATCTTTCTGTCGACGGGTCTTTCGTCATGGATGGAGACGTCATGATAGCTGCTCTACGTACTGTAGAGGATCATGGTCATGCATACGCGGCTATTCTAATCATGTGTCCCGCATGTGATGATCTCCACATGCTTGCTGTCGACGGAGATGTTCCTCCCGGCAAGCCACAGTGGGAATTCAACGGGAATCTCGAGGCACCAACACTCAGCCCGTCGATTCTGTCTCGTATGTTCGGTTACCCAAAAGGAATCGATCCAGCTCTTACAGAGACACAGAAGCCAAGCGATCAAATCTGTCACTCATTCCTTCGAGATGGTATCTGGGAGTTCTTGGGTGACTGCACACATGCATTTGCTGGACAACACGTACCCTCCCCGGAACTTCCCGAGTGGGTTTTCAAAGAGTCTAAGGAGGATTTGTAATGACTGAATACATTGTTCCGGATGAGCCCAAGCAACTGCGAGAGACTTTGTGTGTAGCACAGTCTCAGATCGGAAACTCAGAGCTCAACCAAGATCTCAGACAAAGGCACATGTGGGTGCTACAGAGGTTGATTGATGAGTGTGATCGTCACCGACCGCTTGGTACTGATGGGAAGCATAGAGAGTTGCACACGCCTACTTGTGGATGCGCCTACGAAGACTACGGGAATTTGGCGGGAACGCCATGAACCCATACTGGTCATATCTCTTGACTGCCGTTGGTGTCTTCGGACTCTGGCTTGCAGGTCGTAAGGACCGTCGTGGTTGGATGGTCGGTATCGGTGCTCAGGTCTTGTGGATTGCGTACGCTACGGCAACGCAGCAGTGGGGCTTCTATATCTCTGCTCTTGCCTATGGCTGGGTCTACATCAAGAACGCTCGTGCATGGAAGCCCAAAGAACCCGGGTGGAGAGCGTCATGTCTCGATTGCAACTGGCGGAGTCCTGATTACGACACTGCCAGAGAGGCTATAGACGATAGTGACATTCACGCCAAAACAGCAAACCACATGGCTCGCATCGGCTACGACAAGGAGAAGTGATGAAATACGAAACGACAGATGAACCAAAGCAACTACGCGAAACACTGTGTATTGCTCAGTCCCAAATCGGGAACTCTGCACTCAATCCTTCTTTGAAGAAGACCCATATGGACAGGCTTCAGCGTCTAATCAATGACTGTGATGGTATGTGGTCGTTTGGTCCTGACGGGAAGCACGGCAATATGCACACAGACATGTGCGGATGTGCGCCTCGACGATTCACAGTCAGTCAAGAAGAGCTCACTACTAACCATCCCGACATGATTTCTGTCATAAGACAAGAGCTTCTCGATTTGATGAAGAAACCGAAGTAATGCCAGACCTAAGCAGGCTGAGTGAAGATGAGATCATCCTTGTCGACTCTCTCCAAATCAACGACGCCGTCTTGACCAAAGCATGGAAAGACTACAAGGGTGCTGTTCACATCCATTTGATCTATCCCGCAGAAAGGAAAGATCATGGAACTGTACCCCCACCAAGTGAAGGCGGTCAAACAGCTCCGTAACGGCTCCATTCTCTGGGGTGGCGTCGGTACTGGGAAGTCTATGACTGCTGTGGCCTACTACATGTATCAGGAGTCTCCCAAGGATGTGTATGTCATTACCACAGCCAAGAAACGAGATTCGCTGGACTGGATTGCCGAGTTCGCTCAATTCGGTGTGGGACAGGCTAAGGACGCAACAGTAGCAGGAGTACTGACCGTCGACTCGTGGAACAACATAGGGAAGTACACAGATGTTAAGGATGCCTTCTTCTTATTCGATGAGCAGCGCCTTGTCGGAGCAGGTGCCTGGACCAAAGCCTTCATCAAGATTGCCAAGAGAAACCGATGGATCTTGCTTAGCGCTACTCCGGGAGATACGTGGCTTGACTACATTCCTGTATTTGTTGCAAACGGATTCTACAAGAACCGAACAGAGTTCAAGAGAGAGCACGTCGTCTACAACACCTTCTCGAAGTTCCCGAAGGTAGATCGGTACGTCAGCGTAGGCAGGCTTGTAAAACAGCGTAACGACATCCTTGTAGAAATGCCATACGTTCGACACACCATACGACACATCGAGAGCATCTTGGTGGATCACGACAAGGACCAATTCGAAAGGGTGGTGAAGAAGAGATGGCATGTCTTCGAGAGCAGGCCGCTGAAAAACGTTGCGGAGATGTTCTATGTGATGAGGAAGGTTGTGAACTCCGATGGCAGTCGTCTCGAGGCTATTCGATCCCTCCAGGAGAACCATCCGAAGCTTATTGTGTTCTACAACTTCGACTACGAGTTGGAGATACTTCGGACACTAAGCGCACCTCAATGTCTCGAGAAGAATTCGAGCAGCTCCTCGGAATCAAGATCTACGACTGGCAGTGGAGTTGGTACCTTCGCCGTGGCAGAGTGGAACGGACACAAGCACGAAGAAGTTCCGCAGACTGATTCGTGGGTTTATCTTGTGCAGTACGTTGCGGGCTCTGAAGGATGGAACTGTATAGATACTGACGCGATGGTGTTCTATTCGCTGACGTATTCTTACAAGAACTGGCATCAAGCCCACGGGCGTATAGACAGGCTAAATACGCCATTTACCAATCTTTGGTACTTCAAAATAGTGTCAAATTCTGCCATAGATTTGGCAATAGCAAAATCCTTGCGCGGAAAGAAGAGCTTTAACGAGTCCAGTTTCGGGGTCAAATTCTGACGATTTTGAGGCTCCAAAAAAAGTTTTTCAGAAATGACATGTCTGCTCGGAGGTTGAGAGTGACGCCACGGGCCTCTGAGCAGGCATTATGTCAAAATGTACCTTATTTCGTGAGAAGCCAAATCTGCCAAAAGTAAACGTAAACCCTTCTTTCCCGTGTGAGAGTTAATATATATACATTTACATGTGTTTTCCAGCCCCGCTATAGAAAGTATTATTGGCAACGTTTTTGACATGTTGCTCAAAATCTCGAAAGGAGTCCAAATGCAAGACGAAGAGCTAGCTGTTGAGGGTTTTCCAGGGTACAGCGTTGACGTGTATGGTGACGTTCGGAATGGTTATAGTCGTCGCGTCCTTACACGCTCAGTCAACCAGCAGGGTGTTGCCTCGGTTGCTTTGGTAGTTGAGCGCGGATCTGCACAATGTCGTCGATCAATTGCTCTGCTCGTTGCCAACGCGTTCTTAGCCGACTCGAAGTATGACTGCGTCTATGCTTCAGATACTCCAACACCCATCCACCTTGATGGCGATCGGATGAACTGTCGGGTAGACAACCTCATGTGGCGTCCTCGATGGTTTGCACGGCAATACCACAAAGAGCGTGCAGTCGATCCCTTTCCAAACTGGGGCCGACCGTTCGAGTTACTCGAGACTGGTGAGGTGTTCGCTCACCCAAGAGAGTGTGCTGTTGCGTATGGCCTGCTCGAAGCAACCAATCATGGCATCTATATCGCTCTTGCAAACAAACGTCACATCTTCCCGACCGGTCAGAGTTTCTGGTGGTGTGATTGATTTATACATTGAGTAGTCACTTATTCGTGGCTTATAATAGAAGGGGATAAGCAACTTCCATGCCATCTATTTTTGGGGAGATTCCACATGCTCGAGCGCGATTACCAAGCCCAGCTCATCAAAGAGCTCCGGCACAGGTTCCGTGGATGCATCATCCTGAAGAACGACACGGACTACCTGCAAGGCATGCCGGATCTCACGATCTTGTTCAAGGACAAGTGGGCGATGCTCGAGGTCAAGGCCTCCGAAGACGCCCCCTGTCAGCCGAACCAAGAGTACTACGTGGACGAGATGAACAATCTGTCCTTCGCGGCATTCATTTACCCCGAGAACGAGGACGACGTCTTAACAGCGCTCGCTCTCAAATTCAAACCTCGTCGGCAAGCACGCGCCCAGCGCGAGTAAGCCACAGACATAGGAGGCTCTACATATGCTCTTCAATCCTCACACGAATCTGATTGGTCAACACGCATTTCTGTCTGCATCAAAGTATGCGTGGGTGAACTATGACGAGGAGAAGATCGACCGCGTCTACATCGCCAACTTGGCAGCACGACGTGGCACCGAGCTTCATGAGTTTGCGCATGAGGCTATTCGGTTAGGTATCAAGCTTCCTAGGACAGACCAGACACTTTGTCTCTACGTCAATGATGCTATTGGTTATCGAATGATTTCGGAGCAGATCCTTTACTACTCGGACAACTGCTTCGGAACTGCCGATACCATATCATTCAGACGTAACAAACTCAGGATTCACGACCTGAAGACCGGCGTGGGTCCAACGTCAGAACACCAGCTTGAGATCTATGCTGCAATGTTCTGCCTTGAGTATCGGATCAAACCCTTCGAGATCGAGACTGAGCTTCGGATCTACCAGAACGATGAGGTTCGGATCTATGAAGTAGACCCCGACGTGATCGTTCATATCATGGACAGGATCATCACGTTCGACAAGCGCATTCAAGCCATCAGAATCGAGGCGATGCAGTAGTGATCATAGATGAAGAAGAGTACCTTGCTCACTATGGCACGGCACGTAAGTCAGGCCGTTATCCTTGGGGTTCTGGTGGCACAGAGAATCAGCAGAACAAGAGCTTCCTCGACCACGTAGACACTATGCGGAAGCAGGGACTCACTGATACTGAGATTGCCAAAGGTCTCGACATGACAAGGACTGCTCTTCAAGCCAAGAAGACCATGGCAAAGAATGAGCAGAAGCAGACCGACATCACCACGGCCCAACGACTCAAGGCCAAGGGTATGGGAAACATGGCCATCGGTCGTCAGATGAATCTCAATGAGTCGTCTGTACGCTCTCTGCTGGCTCCTGGTCAGATGGCAAAAGCTCAGGCGCTCATGTCAACTGCGAACATGTTGAAGAGGCATGTAGATGAGAAGGGTGTCATTGACGTCGGTTCTGGCGTTGAGCATCACCTTGGGCTGAGTCGTGACAGGCTTGACAAAGCCATTGAGATCTTGCGGCAACAGGACTACTACATGACCAATGTTCAGATCGACCAACTTGGTACTGGTGGAAACCAGAAGACAAACATCAAGGTGTTGGCTCTTCCGGGAACCACATATCGAGACATCGTGAAGGACAAGAGCTCGATCAAGTCTGTTACTGACTACACCGATGATGGTGGCTTGTCTTGGTCAGGACTCAGGCCTCCGCTCAACATCAACTCAAATCGTGTGCAGGTGCGTTACAAGGAGCAAGGCGGCGGTGAAGCTGACGGCGTGATATACGTTCGTCGTGGAGTTGACGACCTGTCTCTCGGAACCAATCGGTATGCACAGGTTCGTGTGGCTGTTGATGGAACGCACTACCTCAAGGGTATGGCCATGTACAAAGATGACATGCCAAAGGGTGCAGACCTCGTATTCAACACGGTGAAGAGCGACACGGGCAACAAGCGTGACGCCATGAAGAAGATGCAGATCGACAACGCAACCGGCAAGATCGATGAGGGTAACCCCTTCGGTGCTGTCATTGGGCGTCAGATCAAAGAGTTGGGTCCTGATGGAAAAGAGCGCTGTACCTCAGTGATGAATATGGTCAATGAGGAAGGTCAATGGGACAAGTGGTCGAGAAACCTTTCATCCCAGATGCTGTCAAAGCAAAGTCCTGCTCTCGCTAAGACTCAGTTGGATATGACATACGAGAAGAAGAAGCTCGCTCTCGATGAGATATCCGCTCTAACCAACCCTGTTGTTAGGGCCAAGCTTCTTCAGTCGTTTGCAGATTCAGCAGACTCATCTGCTGTGCACCTCAAGGCAGCCGCAATGCCGAGGCAAAGCTCTCATGTTATTCTCCCTGTTCCGGGAATGAAGGAAAACGAGATCTTTGCACCCAACTTCGACAATGGGACTCGCGTTGCTCTGATTCGTTACCCCCATGGTGGCATATTCGAGATCCCAGAGTTGACAGTCAACAACAAGCATGCTGAGGCGAACAAGCTTCTTCATGGCGCCATAGATGCAGTAGGCATCAGCGCAAAGGTGGCAGAGCGTCTTTCGGGTGCAGACTTCGATGGCGATACTGTCCTTGTCATACCAAATGGCAGAGGCGAAATCAAGACTGCGCCACCGCTAGCTCGGCTAGTTCATTTTGATCCCAAAACTGAGTATCCCAAATATGATGGCATGCAGCTTATGACCGTCCACGCAAAGGGCACTCATATGGGTGAGATCTCGAATCTCATTACGGATATGACAATCAAGGGCGCATCGCCAGCCGAGCTCGCTCGAGCAGTCCGGCATTCCATGGTTGTTATTGATGCTGAGAAGCACAGCCTTGACTACAAGCGATCTGCCGTAGATCATGGGATCAAGCAGCTCAAGACCAAATATCAGGAGAACGGGACTGGTAATAGAGGTGCATCAACAATCATCTCTAGAGCAACGGCTAGGACAGACATCCTTGCTAAGAAACCCCGTCCAATGGCAGATGGTGGTCCCATTGACAAGAAGACTGGTGCACTGGTATTCGTACCCACAGGAGAGCACTACACCAGGACTACGGTCAGCAAGAAGGGCGTCACCAAAGAGACGGTCATCTACAAGAAGCAGCGTTCTCAGAAGCTGATTGAAGAGACCAACGCTCACAACCTAGTCTCTGACAAGGGTGGCACTAAGATCGAGAAGATCTATGCCGATCACTCCAACAAGCTGAAAGCATTGGCTAACACAGCAAGGCTTGAGATGGTGCACACTAAGACACACCCCATCTCTCTATCAGCAAAGGCCGCATACAAGCCTGAAGTGATCTCCCTAGGTGCGAAACTGACCCTCGCCCAAAGGAACGCCCCCCTCGAAAGACAAGCCCAGGTGCTAGCAAACTCCGTCATCGAGGCCAAGAAGGCTTCTAATGCGAACATGGAGAAGGCTGAACTCAAGAAGATTAAGTTCCAGGCACTTGAGGCGATGCGTGCAAGGACAGGCGCAGACAAGCAGAAGATCGTTATCACACCTACTGAGTGGGCTGCTATCCAAGCAGGTGCTATCAGTAACGATAGGTTAGGCAAGATCCTTGACCATGCTGACCTAGATGTAGTCAAGGCCTTGGCAACACCAAGAGTTCAGGTACTGATGACATCAGCTAAGAAGTCCAAGGCTGCAAGCATGGCCGTACGTGGGTACACACAGGCAGAGATAGCTGCTGCCTTAGGTGTCTCGTTGACAACACTCAAGACTAACATCTAGAGAGGAAGGATGAAGTGGTTCAACACATGCTAACAACAGTAGACAATCCTTTCAATCCTTTCACTCACTTCGACGAGTGGCATGCATACGACGAGGCATCAGGCTACTACACATCAGAGTTCCTTGCAAGGATTGTGATTACATCTGATGAACTGTCAGAGGCTGATCAAGTGTTGGCGATCGAACATGCAATCGATGAGATTGTAGAAGAGAATGTTCTTGGGTTGTACAGGAAGGTTACTGAAGATGGTCAACCATCGACAGAGAAAACTTCTGTGCAGTCCACTGCGATCGCGGTGTAGCTTCTTGTTTTGATTCGACAAAGTGTGTTTGTTTCTAGTGTGAGGGTTCACCCTTTCCAAACTTTTTACTTGAGACTTGAGGATATAAAAATCTTTCAGATCTCGGGGACAAAAGTTGGGGAGGGGGGGACCCTCGCAAAAGAGACCCCCCGTCTGCAT